TATCCCGAATGGTGGGAAGGTAGTATTTTTGGACACAGGTAGCTCAAAATATATTGATGATATATCTGGGAGGCTTTCGTATTGCGATTTTGACATTGTGGATGCTGACTGGGGAAATGGTATTGGTGTAGAAATGAAGGAGTTTGGTCATGAGTGAAACGAAATACTTAGATGATACGGGGACCCCATATGTCAGCTATAAACTAGATGATGATGGCAATCTGTTAGAAGGAGTCCGTGCTGATGGGTATGTTGATGTGATGATTGATCTAACCGAGGACGAATTAGCTACGATACAAAAAGCTGCTGATCAAAGTGGAATCACTATGAATGAGTTGATCATTCAGGCGATTGAAGCAGAACTGGGTGTATCCGATGATCACAATTTGACATAAGGGTCGGTGATAACGGGGACATCCCCACGCATCATAATATTACCCCATCGTAGATCATCTGCCAATCGGTGTTGCTCCGCATATAGTGATAATGCTTGTACTAGTTCTACTAATTCTTTGGGGTGTTCCTCTTCTGCGTTGATAATACCCTGTTCATATCGTGGACTCCGCATTACACCACGAAGTGAACTAAAAATGTCTTGGAACCAAGGAGGGATATTTTTGGATAATTTTTCCACCCGAATCGCATATACCGAATCCAGCACCTTCATGGGCTTCCCAATGAATTTGGGTAGGTATTTGGATTCAGGATATTGTTCTATGAATTTTAGAAAGGCCGGATACCCTTGATCTTTGTAATCGAATACCTTGATCACATACCGAAGTTTTGGGTGCTCCATTACCGTAGCGAATGATCCGCTCCCCATTGAAGTAAATCCGTGGCGATAAAAATATACCTCAATGTCGTCACGATTATATGGAGCATCATCTCCGCCCATAAAGGTTCGGAAATCCGTTAATGGATGTTTGACAAGTTCGTGTAGTTTCATATCAGTTATATATGCTTGCGAGTGACGAGATCGATTTTGCGCTTCTTCACCCGTTTGAGATAATGGTCTGCTAACGAATAGGTTGGGCCGATTGGGTCACGTTCTAGCGTCTTTCGTGGTATAGTAACCAGTGCGTCTTGGAAAATATCGAAATCCTTGCCAATATAGTAATCTACTGGTAGTGACATACCAGATTCCCACCACCATCGATCAGCATATTCCAAAAACGTTTTACGGGAACCTTCGTTACGAATCTTATTAAAGTCATAAAAGGTGATAAATCGATTATTACAGTGTTGGACCACCCCACACCTCCATGTGGGTGTATCGCCCTTGGGGTCCTTGATGATCAGAAAGGTAAGAAACTCGTGTTTGTCACGGGTTTCTTCAATTTGTTTCATCAAAACTGCATCCATTATAGTTCAACCCCCATAACATAAACATCGACCACTAATGCCCCGAATGTCCCCCCAGCGGGGGTGTCTAATTGGAGGGTCACCGTATTGGTAGCATTTGGGGTTGTAGCGCCTTGTTTTGGATTAAGATACACGGCTTGATCTGCTGCACCAGACAGCCCCCAACTGAGTGTTGTCCCTGCAACAATATCATCATATGTACCGCCTGTGACACCGACGGACACAACTGGGTCTACAGGGAGCGCCCCTGGGTTATACGATGATGCTACTAGAATGATCTGAGTGATGATGTGTTGTTTCCCCACGGGTAAGGTGTACACGGCTGTGGTAGACCCCACGGCTCCACCAACTAGATCAATCCCCACGGTTGATCCAAGCACTCTCTGCATTCCTAATGAGTTAACATAACCTAGGTTGACCGCATCCCCTACCGCAGTAGGGTTGGCCACATCTTTAATCGGTTTGTTCATCGCACTAATTCGTGTGGATGATACTGCCAGTTCCGTTGATCCACCAATGGATATTGTGAGATCGCTACCATTCATCCATATACCGGAGGTAGGTTGTGATACAAAGGAGTAGGTTGGTGTTGAAGCGTTGGCGACGCTGCTGGTGCGGATCAAAAATGAGTTCCCACCGGAGGTGGATTGATAACTCCCTGTGGTAAATCCATGTGTGCCAACTGTCATGGGTAGGGCAGCATTGGTAATCGAATTGCCATTGAGGTTTAGATTACCAGTCATGGGTTGGGACCCATCTACTGCCAGCTTTTCGGTATCCAATTCCTGTATTGCCAATTGTGCATCAGTTGCTGCGATATGGCCAGTAGGGGCAAAGGATACCTGAGCGGCGGTATAGTCACCCGTGACTGCTACAACGGCTCCTGTGCGCCCATACAGGCTGCTTACGGGGGCTGGTAATAGGTTATATGCACTTCCTGCATTATTCCACGTTACCACGTATCCATTTTCAGCAATGGTTGGGGTTCCTGTAGATACGTCAGACAGATCATTCATTACTGAAACCGTGGATGGTGCACCGATAAGGTCTGCATAACTTCCCGTAGAGGCAATGGTTGCCAGCCCGAGATTAGTCCTAGCAACGGATGTGCTTGTTAGGTCTGAGAGGTTATTCGTGATCTGTAGGTATCTGGCGTCATTATAATTGCGATTACCAACTTCGGTGCCGACGGTGGGATTGGTAATGTTCGAAACATTGTTTCCTCCCAAATTGATATTACCGGTCATGGTATTGGTGCCATCCAATTTGACATAATGTCCATCAGAATATGTTGAGGTAATTGCAGACAATGCGGTTGTAGGCACCGTGGGTAGATTGGCCACATCCAGTCCGCCGGTATCAATATTACTGCCGAAAACCACAGGTGTGCCTGTCCCCAGTGTCAATGTTATTTGGTCATTAACACTGAAATCCCATGAGGTATTCCCATCTGGGGATGTGATAATATTGTTTCCCCCCATGGTGATACTACCAGTCATTGTCCCACCAGTCAGTGGGAGATATGTAGTATCGGAATAATTCTTGGTGACAGCATCTTGTGGATTGATTGGGTCTAATAGACTGAAAATCGCTTTGCTGCCCATATTAATACCGGTGACAGTCCATGTGTAGGTGGTGCCAGACACATCCAATATCACCGTATTATCAACAGCAGCGGATATCGTGGTTCCGCCCGTGGGGTCTAGCTGAATGGAGTTACCATCAACATCAATTGTGCCGGTCATAGTCCCGCCTGACAGGGGTAGGAATGAGCCTCCACCGAGGACCGCCGAGTCTACATATGTTTTGGTGGCTGCATCTTGTGGGTTAGTGGGATCAAGTAGGTTGATTCCGCCCATCCCGTTGAAATCTAAATTACTTGTTGGCGCTTTGAGGGACGAAAAATCGTATCCAACCCCTGTGGTTCCGTTTAACACATTAGCTATAGTGTCTATGACACCAAGTCCCGCGCCTGCTGATATGATCATTTGATCAGCAGCGGTAAAATCGGTTGCTGAGTATGCATTATCGATTTGGGTTTGAATTGGTGAGGTAACACCGATTGAATAATTCAGTTCACTGGTGGAAGCATTGAGGTCCGCCAGTTTTTGCAAATCGGTTTGTGTAAGACCGTATGCTGCTGTTCCGGCCAGTAAGTTTAAATCGGTTCCACTAGTGAATACGTTGGTAATTCCGATTGGGCCTAATGAGTCATTTAATTTACCATCCAGCGTGGCAGATAGACCAATTACTTGACTAATGGGGATGGTTCCAGACCCAGCGGTGGATGACCCATTCGGGTCATTATATACCAGTGGTGCCTTGGTTAGACTAGTTTCGAAGCTGGCGGTTCCACTCACGCCTGAATTGATTGTGACTGACATGTATGATTACCTTAGCATCTGAATTTTGGTGATTACCCCACCACGGAATGTTCCTGCGGAAATGCCCAAATCGGCCAGCGGGGTATTAGTAGTATCAACCAGTAATAGGTCCGCACCATCGGTCTTGTATATCCTCAGACTGGTGGGACTGATCACATCCGCTTTAATGGTTCCATCTAGGATGATACCTGCATTGGCATTGATGATACCAGCGACTGTTGCTGCATCATCTCCAGCAGTCACTGCGATGTTAATACCATTGATTGTAAAATTGCCGTTCGCTGCTACCGTTGCTGCTGATGATCCATGTGCCGCTGACCAGTAATTTCCCGCTTTGCACACTACTCTGACTGAGGAAAACTCACCAATTGCCTCATACGACCAGCTACCGCCCTCCTCATCGATAATCATTTCTGCAATATCAAACCAGATAGTGTCAGTTGTTGATTTACTGGGATTGCCTACTGCAGCCTGCACATGGATGATTCCGGTAAAAGGGCGGGCGGGGTCACATTGGAATGCAAACCGCTGCTTGTCATTACGATCGCGGCTTCGAATTGATGCCGGAACTTTGGGATTGTCTGCAACACTACTAATGCCGCCTAAATCCTCATATGCTAGAGCTACCATGGTATTATTTCCTCGTTATCCGTATTTAGAGTGTTGGGTGCCTAATAAGCTCTGCAATGGGCAAGTGTCCCGTGCGGTCAACATTGATGCTGCCATATCTACCACCCGATTGACTCACCTGTAGCGGAAATACCTGCTCATCATCATTGATCATGAATAGTGACCAATATATATTTTGCCCAATGCTGTGATTACCAATCGTGGTGGTGTCCTGTTCGGTCAGTAATAGGTTTGCCTTGCCCGAATATGGGTCATCTATCCTAATCAGTTTATTGATGATGACGTTTGACTGACCGATGGTGATAGATTGGTGGGAGGTTGGGCTGTGCTCCCATACTACGAATTGCAGTCGAAATCCCACCAGTTTTAATGGAACCCCATCTTGGTTACCGAACGAGAATTCCACTGGCTCAGTCATGCTAGGGGTGATTCTGAAATCACCATCCGTTAGACGATTTTGTCTACCAGGTGCTTGGACTTGCACCACGGGTATGTTATATTGTGTATTATAATTTGTAGTCATTGGCGCAAACTCCTATATCAACCATATTTAGTACAACCGCTTTCCCTAAATATAGTTGAACCAAATATTTAAGGGAACTTTATCCATGGCTATCCAATTCACTGCAAATGTATTACCACTATATGCAACCAATGTTATCAATGAACCAGAATATCTGGCAATTGATCCAGTCCGGCGCAATTCCCCCTTTGAGCAAAGTTTACTCACTCTGATCGAGTCTATGCGAGCATTTATGGCAGAAATGACTACCGATGAGCAATCACGCGTATTTCAGTATACCATGGCTCGTATGTTGGCAGCAGCACCCACTGGTCACCTGCGGGGCGACCTGCGGGCAAATGTTATGGGGAATATTGATCATTTTAATGCTGCTGTTGCTAATGGGGATACCATCAGTATTACCGATGCTAATGGGACTGATGCAGTAGTTATGGCTGCAGCCCCATATGTCAGTATGGGCGCGGTTGTTGCAGATATTAATGGTCAGTTGATTACTGCTATCTCGGTTGAATCCTATGTCACCCAAAGTGGTGGTATTGGGTTTCGGAATACTGCAGGCAATGAAGGTAAGAGTTTTACGATTGCTGCAGGGGCGGGACCAACAGTTTTGTCAAAAATGGGAATGGTTGCCGGAACAGTCGTTGGTCCGGTAGAGCGCTCGGCCAATCTCGCACAATTGGATGCATTAGAGCATTTCATGCGATCCGCTAACATAACCACTTTATGATTATGCGCCCAATAAAACCCAGTAGCTAATGCAACTGGGTAGTTCACAATCCACATTATCCATATTGCGGATTGACTAATTTGCTGATCATTGCCATATGTTAGGGAATGAGTCAGATATTTGAACACTTCCAGTCCCTAATACTCTCTCGCCCCCACTATATGGCGAGGGGGTTTATTAATGTGGATTGCCCAGCATGTGGAGACAAAAGAAAGCGTGGGGGGTTTGCACCTACCCCTACGGGGGGGTTTCGATATTCCTGCTTCAACGGTGGATGCCCTTATAACTCCCAATCGACTGGGTGGGAAGAAGGCAATGGGTTGGTTGGGCGGGTCAGGGACCTGTTTGAGATGTTCGGCGGAGATATCCGTGACATACCGGTTAAGGATATGATGAAGCGGCGGGAATCTACGGTTGATGCTGATGGCAATACCGTGGTTAAGCCAAAATTAACCATCGTGACTAAATTTCCTGACACTAAGCTCCCAAAGGGAGTTATGCTACTGGACGATGCATCCGAATCCAGTCGTGCAGCAGAGGAAGTAATGGCGTATCTGTGGGAACGAAGCCCATTGTTTTTAGAATCTGATTTCCCGTTTATGTGGTCACCTAAACATCCCGAACATTTATTGATTCCCTATATTCATTATGATGACCAGATAGTTGGATACCTTGGTAGGCATATCGATGTGGCGTCTGGTGATGGCCGATTCATCCAGCGATCTCCTAGTGATTACATGTTCAATCAATATCTGATGAATGCAAATGACCAAAAATATCTGTATGTGATGGAATCCCCACTGGATGCAATCCTGATGCAAGGAATTGCTACTAGGGATAATAGACTTACTAAACGACAAATAAATCTATTAAATACTACGCATAGACAACCTGTTTTGATTCCAGACCTTCACACGGGCGAAGCTAGTGCCTATATAACCGCTGCTGAGGATAATAATTGGTTGATAGCTGCACCAGATTGGGAATATAAGGACCCAGGTGAGGCTATTCACCGAATCGGATTACTCAATACAATCGAGGCTATTACTGAATCTATGACAAACAATTATAGCCGTGCTAAAATCCGTGCAAGGATGTCCGCATAATGACTGCACAGGATGTATACTGGGATGAATTTGAAGATGAAGAGATTGATATCAGTGAAATATCGATGTCTTTACCCGAGTCTGAATCGGTGGGGGTTGAGCCTGATGACCTAGAATATGGGCCTGTAGATTTTGAAACGGGTATGTCCACAAGCGGGTCCGTTGACTCTACCGAACATATGTTAATGTCATATCTGTGCAATAATCACCAATTATGGGTCCGGTGTGCCCCAATTCTCAAACCTGAATATTTTTCAAAGACTATGCAGCCCGTGGTCAAGATGGTCACGGAATTCGAACAAAAGAATCAACAATTACCTAATAGACTATTGGTCATGGCGGACACCGGTCTGCACTTAGACGTTCCCGAAGACGCCATGGACCCGATTATTGTTGATGAGATATCAAATAGATTTGAGGAATTCTGTAGGTTTAGGGCCACAGAGGATTTTTTTCTATCATCAGCAGAGCTATTAGACAGTAATAGAGATCGTGCCACGATGCTACACTTGACTTCGGAGATGGAGAGAATCTCTCAGATCAGTGTGATGCAGGATTTGGGATATGAGGTCCACGCTGATGTGGTTAAGCTCTTACAGATTGCCGAAGATTCTGATGCCTTGCCTACTGGATTTACATTTTTGGATGAAGCATTATTTGGTGGAGTGACGTGCCCGAGTTACAATATTGTGTCAGCGGCATCTGGACAGGGGAAGTCTATTTGTCTCCAAAATTTGGCAGTGAATTATGCCCGCCAAGGATTTAATGTGGTGTATATCACGCTAGAGTTGCCTGAATTTATGATTGAGAAGCGTTTTGCGGCAATGATGACTAATACCGATATTAATGGCATCTATCGTAATATTGATGCGGTGGTATCTCAGATAAAACGAAATTCCCGTAAAGAGGGGCAGATTCATGTCAAGCGTATGCCCATGAATGGCTCTACTATTGCTGATGTGCGGGCATACATGAATGAGTTAGAGGCATCCACCGGATTGGAATTTGCTCATCTAATGTTAGATTATCCTGACTTGATGTCTCCTGCAACACCGGGTATTCGTCCCGATAACATCCACCTGAAGGATCAGGCCGTGTCAGTGGAGATATATGACTATGCCCATGATAAGCGCACCCCTAAGACCATCTGGGGTGCAGCACAGCAGGTTAAGGGAGCAAAGGACGAGAAAGACCCAAGACAGTCCGGGGTAGCTGGGGGTGTAGGAAAAGTCAACACTAGTGATAATTTGCTTATTCTCAAACGGTCTCGTGAGGATATGCAGGATGACATGTGCTGGGGGTATATTGAGAAAGGGCGGGGTGGTGGCCAAGGAACTCGTGTTCCAATTAGATGGAATGGCAAGACCATGCGGATGTCAACCCCTGAAGATATGCGTGACCTGTTTGTTGAAGCTAATAGTCCTGATGGCGGGGATGATGATAAACCCAAGGGCAATAAATCAAAATCTAATGATCCATTGTTTAAGGCACGTGCTGATAGACAATCGGCAGCGGGTAAAAAAAGTGCAGAAATGTCAAATAAAATACGTGAAAAATTATCGAGAGGAAAAACACGATGAGTAGTAATCACAAAATGTTCACAAAGGGTATGAAATTCGTACCAACCGAACATATGACTCAAGATCAGTTGAATACAGTATTAGTAGAGATACTACGTCGGGTGTTTGTCACTGATCGGAATGAAATGCTGCCATTGCCAGACGAATCAAATTCCATGAGGACATTGGTCCAATTTTTGTTGGATTTGGACATGATGTTTGATGAAGAGGCGTTTGCCACATTCCCTGAGCATATCAAAAGCCTCTTCATGGTAAAACGTCGGGATGGTAAAGAGTATCGATTTGGGCGCAAGTCCCGATGGTTGTAATCCAGTATAGTATTATAATGGCGGACATAACCCCCTTGTTTTTCCGCTTGGGGCACCAACCCAAGTAGTCGCAACAATTCCCCAATATCTTGCATGATAGGAGATCAAAATGAGCAAGCGCCCGAATGAGAAAAATGAACGCCTGAAACGCCGTTTTCTGGAGTATCGAAAATATGCATGCCAGCTTTCTGAAAAGTCTTTAGATCGAGAAATATCTGCACTAGAAAGGTTTGACATTTGGAACGGGCGTAGGGATTTCAAGTGGTTTCATATTGAAGAAGGTGATTTGCGCTCATGCCCACGTTAGACTGGATCGGTAAGAAAGCCGTCGTTAATCATCACCGCGAAGTGCCGTATCGGTTGGTGCATTGTGATGGCGACCTGTCTACAGGGGACGCCGATGCGGGCAATCTGCTGGTGCAGGGCGACAACCTTGAGGCGCTGAAAGCCCTGTTGCCCTATTACGCGGGCAAGGTGAAATGCATCTATATCGACCCACCCTATAACACTGGTAACGAAAACTGGTCATATAATGACAACGTCAATTCACCAGAAATAAGAGCATGGTTAGACAAAGAGGTAATGAAAGAAGGGGAAGATTTGTCACGTCATGACAAATGGTTGTGCATGATGTATCCTCGCCTGCGATTGCTGCGAGAATTCCTCCGTGAAGATGGCCTGATTTTAATAAGCCATGACGACAATGAGTCACAATCGCTTCGTTCGATTCTGGATGAAATTTTTGGACGTCGCGGTTTTGTCACCAATTTTATTTGGAATACCGATGGGCATACGGGTAACCAGCACGCTGTCAAAGTGAACCACGAGTATGTGTTGTGCTATGCGAAAAATCCAGTTGATGCCGAGTTTGGATATGTAATCGACCCAAATACTCGCGAAGAAAGCAATGTATGGGCTGGGTTCGCTGAGAATTCGATAACTAAAAACGGGAAGGCAAACCCACCTAGTGAAGTTGTGTTACCAGTTGGGTTCCCAGTTCAATCAGCTGAATTGTATTTGGACGTGTCCTTGGTGCCGGACGGGCTGATCGAAGCGATGGTTGAGGGTATGTCAAGCAATCCTCTAAAACGTCGTTTTCCTGGGATTAGTTTTCCACTTCGCTTTGACAAGATGGTAGCCAGAGATGGCGCGTTAACTGCTCGATGCCGCGTCTATTCAGGATGGGCAAATGTTAAAAAGTTGAAAGCATTTATAGACAACGGCTGTTTACCGATTAAGGAATCCGACGGTTCTACAATGACATTTTATTTGTCTTCTGGCGGAGTGATTTATTACCGAAAAGACAAGCCAAAAACCACTCGAAACATTCTTTCAGTGCTTCGCGGGTTCAGCACCACAGAAAAGATGCGATCTGAAATCGAAGACATGGGGCTATCGTTCACGTATCCCAAGCCAAAACAATTGATCTCTTACCTCATTCAAGTTGCGACGAGTCCTAACGACCTAATCCTAGATTCCTTCGCCGGCTCTGGCACCACAGGCCACGCTGTTCTTGACCTCAACAAACAAGATGGCGGCAACCGCAAATTCATTCTTGTGGAAATGGATGAACAGATTGCCCCTGATATCACTGCCGAACGGCTAAAACGTGTGATCCATGGCTATAACAAAGGCGGCGAGCCTGCCAAACCCGTGGATGGGCTTGGCGGCGGTTTCCGCTATTGCCGCCTTGGCGTGCCACTCTTCAACGAATTTGGTGATATCGACGGCGGTGTGACTTTCCCCGACTTGGCCGCCCATGTGTTCTTTGCCGAATGCGGTGTGCCAATCCCGTCCAATGCCTTGGGGGACTCCCCTTATTTGGGGCACTATCAGGACAAAGCGGTCTATTTACTTTTCTCCCCCGCTGAACCCGGCTTTGCTCGGGAAGCGTCTGGCAATGTGTTGACGCCTGATACAATGGCGGCACTGCCAGCGCCCCCCGATGGGTTTGAGGGCGGCTGGATTGTCTATGGCGAAGGATGCACCGTGGACAAGGAACGACTGGCAGAGGCTGGCGTTACCTTCAAGCAAATACCCTATCAAATTGAGGGGGCATAATATGGCTGCGGTCAATTTTGAGATTAAGGAATACCAAGAGGCGTCCCTTGGGGGCGTTTCGCGACTACCTGAAACAAGCAGAGCTGCACGGTGGGATAGCGGCCAAGGATTTCTTGCACGTGGCAAGTCCCGATGGTTGTAATCCGGTATAGTATGAGTTAAATACCCATTATGGATAATAGAAAATCACTCTTTGATGAAATCACCCGTTATTCTGGCAATGGTCTTGAATCCCGTGCCGAAAGCTCATTGAATGTGGGGGTCCGATTTCTACAATTATTACGCCAAGAAGTGGGAGATGATGATAAATCCTTCGATTTAATGATGAAAGCGTGGTTTCGTGCGATTAAGGATGATGATTTTTCAAAATTCAAACGGATATACCGCAAATACACTGAACGTGATAAATGACCTAGTGGGGTAAATATTATCCCACTTATCCATTTTGGCCCCCGTTTTGTCATAATCATGCTAAATAATAATGATGCCGCCGTGTAGTTCGACCATACTTTGTGTGATATAATGGCAGTGGCACTATTTTAATATTATACCTATCCAATGGGAGACAACTAATGTCAACATACAATGTAAATGCCGCAAATACTAACCGAACTGTTCGGTTTCGGATTGAGCCAACCAATGCCGGTGATGCCAATGCGGCTCTGTTCGGGATGTTCAAAGGTCGTTCCGGCCAATATCCACAATATGGTCAACTGACTGGCACACCAACTGCCAATCAGGAGCTTGCCCAACTCCGCACTGATCGCGTAGTCCGTGCCCTGTCTGCTTATGCTATTCCAGTTGGTGTAGAATTGGCCGCAGACAGTTTTGCCACTGCTGGTGCTACTGCAAACTTTGCGCCTGCAATTATCGTCACATATGAGCAAGACTCTACAGGCGAATTCTTCAATAATGCATGGCCTGCCAATACCACGCTGGTCAAACATCTGGCCACCAATATCACTGATACCGTTGGGGTGGGTGGTATGACTACAGTTAAAACCAAACCCGGTCTACAAGCATTGGTTGACTCGTTGTCTACAGTGACCTATGATGCAGGTGTTACTGGTCCATTCGGTGATCTATCCACGGGTGGTGCAATCGTGCTCCCTGATGGCCAAACAACCGCTGGTGCTCCAGCCCTTGATAATGCCGGGGGTGGCGTCGGGGTTGGCGTATCCGGCCTGAGTGTTACCTACATCGGTCAGTAATTCAACACATAGTTGGTAAATGGTTCTATGGGCGGGGTAATACCCCGCCCATTGTTTTAGGTAAATACTCATTGAGGTATTATTGATATGGATGAATTGAATTTTCAAACGATTGCAAAAGCGTGGAAGCGAATGGTTAATGATCCAGATAAAGTTTCTGCTATGCAAACCCAATCCCCTACCATGACTAGTCCTAATGCTATTAGATTAAAGAATATAGTAGAACAAGATGGGTATTTTCATATTCGATTTTCTGGGTTCGAAAACGCCAGTAGTGAAACTATGGGTATACCGATTATCAAACGCATGATATTGAATTGGATGAAACAGATTGCAGAAGAGGTGAAGGTGATGGACAGCACCAATACCGATCTCAACTTGTTAGTATCGTACCGCTCCAAATTTACTGAGGCAGCTATTTCAATTTATTCCCGTAATCCCAAGACAAATAAAATCACCCGTAAGTATAAATGTCTGGGTGGTGCCAAGAATGGCCGAAAAGTTTCGGACCCTAATCAATGCTTACAATATCCAAGTGTTGAAAAGCGGATGAAGATGGCTATATCTAAACGAGCCACTAAGGGAAAAACGGCTAAGGCCAAAAGCAAAACTAGATTAACCAATATTGTATCCCGAAAAGTGCGCAAGGCGAATCAACGGTTGAAAAAAGCAAGAGGAATGTAGACTATGTCAGACGATTATGATGCACTACTGGAACAGTCAGCAGCACAGGCGATTAGAACTGCACAATCTACCACATTGGATAAATCCCAGCGAGATATTTCCGAAACGGGCCTACAGACCCGTAATATCAATGATGGGGTGATGAATGAAGGGCGAAAATATGGTGGTGGAATCGGCGCTGCGCCTGAGGATGTGCGACTACGTGAAGCACAAGAGAACCGACGATCACTACAATTGTCGCAGGCGATTGAAGAAATGGGTGGATTAGATTTAAACGATCTATGTTCGATTGGGCTTGCTGATAAAGACCCTGTTGCAGTAGAATCCGCAAAATCCCTGATGCGGATGCAACATGCTATGGGTCATGTGGTCCAGCAGGGTGCGGCCAATATGATTAATGACGCATATATGAATCCTAATGCGGATACTATGATGATGGAGCAAGCCGCATACCAACCCATGGTTCAAGATGGGTGGGGGGTTGTTAAAAAATCAGCAACATTGCGTAATGGAAAACGAGTTCCTGTATTTGTTGTGGAGGATTCACTGTCCGGTATGACCACCGGAAAAAGATATCGCATCGCATCGGTTGCAGAGAAAATTGCAAAAGTGATCACCGCCACACAAAACCCTGATGATCCGCGAGTCGGAATGATTGACCGTCTTTATGATCGCCACGTTAAATTGATGCAAGAAAAAACATGGGCCAAACGGGCGGGAAATGCCAATAAGGTATCGATATGTGAGGCTAAACTATCAGAGGTCAATGCCAAACTCGGTTTGGACTAAATACCCATGAACCTTCGGAGACCACACGCATGGCGCTGACATACTTAAAAGAAACAAACCAGCATATTCTGGATAAATTGCAGATTGATCTATCATATATCGATAGCTCAATCGATCTGTCTCAATATGCCTCAATGACTACCAATAGATTATCCGCTCATGCGCGTAACCGGCAGGAGTCCATTGATCTGATGAAAACTGGCCGATATGGGTCATGGCTGAGTGATGAGCAATTTGTCAAAGAGTCTTTGATTCTTGAAGCCATTCGCACCGTAATGAATGAAAAAAAAGATAAGATGGACAAAGAGCGATTGGTCGTGGGTTCAACCTATTACACTGACGTAACCCGGTATGGGTCTTTGGTGGAAGGTAAAAAGGCCATCTTCATGGGGGCAAAATTTACTGGATGGTTGCCGTTTATGGAATCTGCCCCAGTAATGAAAGCCTCACAGGTTCTCCGGTATGGGACGGAAGATGATTTCCGTAATATTTACATCGGTATGGCAGATGGTCGTAGTGATGCACTGAATGAAATTTCATTCCAACATATCACTGAGTCTTCTGATGGAGCACTCAGCCGCATTGAATCCTACTGTGATGATCGGTGGGAGGGGCCATGGGCGTGGGAAATGGACGCCCCAGAAAAACTCAAATTAATGATCGAAAGTCGTGAGGATACAAAAATGAATCATATCCAAGGTATGCAGCGCCAATTTACTAAAATCCTGCGAGAATTTGATGAGGGTAGTATGGACCAATTTGAAATGGTTTCTGCTGCTCAGGAAATGTCCGGTCAAGTCGATAGTATGATTTCCAATCTGGCCAAATTGTCCAGTAGTGGTATTGAAGTTATGGCTCAAGCCAAAGTTGCGGGCGATGAGGGTGTTATTGAGCCACTCCAACAGGCACTGGGAGAACCCCTGAATTCCGCAGTCACCGCGCTAACAGACCTTAAAGCCGCATTGTCAAATGCTACTAACGATATTACTGGTGGTGGGCCATCCATGTCCATGGGCGGGGATGATATGAAATCCCCGATGGACGCAATGGGTGATGACCCGATGGATGATGTATCCATCGGTGGGGATGATGAAGAGCGCCCAATGAAGGAACTCTAATCGTGCAATTCACTAATATGAAAGATGGGTTCTACGGGGCTAGTAAAGCCAGACAGATAGCACTTGGTCAAGCATCGGGTGGTAACACTATCCTGCTGGAGGTCAATCAGCTACAGCAATTGGTTGACACCGCTGCGTCTGGAGGAGGGTTAGAGGTGCTTATCTCATCTACTCCCATGACCACGTCTACTGCATATTTTAATGCATTTAATGACCCGTTTAACAATGATACTGCCGCAGACAAATTGTATCGGGAGGCGATGAATATAGTAATTAGTTATTTTAGCCAACTCGGATATAGTATTACGCGTAAGCGGGTGGGTGTGACTAACTTCTTTGAATGGAAACTCCAGTGGTAATCACGCCGTAATATGTTGATATAAAACTAAAGCCTCAGTAGAAAAATGCTGGGGCTTTAGTTTTATCTACCCACAATTTAATTCTTGACAAACCACCAGTATTTCACTATACCGGAGTTAACGAAGCATAATATAGTGAGATATCAACCATGGCTACCTTCCCCTCACATACAATCGCACATGATAAACTGTGGACTGGATATGAAACACGACCAATGGGTGGAGACAATCCATACCGATGTTGCACTGGCTGTGGTCGCACTGATCCCGAGATCAACGGTGACATCAACGCGCATGGTGAAAATTGTTCACAGGTTATTCGTAATCTGTTCGAACTGACGGGTATTACCTTTCATGCCCGTCGTGAAGAAGGCGAGGTGCAGATCGACAGCAAATATGAATACATGGTGCCAATGTCCGGTCGTTGGGTTGTGCGCGATCAGCATGGTGAATATTACGCCAATAGTCGTTATCGGAATGATTTGCGGGAACAGTTTCCAAATTTGGAAGTGATTGGTGGTTGATCAAGGCTAACATCGACTTATATAGGATGGATGGCTAGATATAAATTAAAACTCGATACCATTAAATGGGACGAAATCGAGGCAGACACCGATGCAACAACGGGTCAGCGAGTGTATCATACCCCTGCTGGTCCGGCTATGAGCGTAACCACGATTCTTGGAACCCTCCCACACCCAGAACTGGATGAATGGAGAGAACGGGTTGGTGAGGAAGAGGCCGATAGGATAAGTCTCGAAGCCACCACTATTGGCACGTATATGCATGACATGCTAGAGGCGCATCTGTTAAAACGAGATTTTCCCTATGATGGATCGGAACTAGAGGCTATTGGTAAATCAATGGCAAAGGTCATTCGAATGTTCGGGTGGCAGAAATTACAAGAGGTATGGGCGGTTGAGATGCCTCTCCATTTCATGGACCTATATGCCGGGCGGACTGATCTTGTTGGGGTATATGCTGGAAAACCTGCTATCATGGATTACAAGACCGCCAAATATATAAAACCACCTGACCAATTAGAGAATTATCGGCTCCAAATGGCCGCATATTCACTAGCCGTAGAAAACCAGTACGGCATTAAGTGTGATATAGGGGTCAACTTTTTCTCAATACGCCCCAATAAAGAATACAACAAACCCGCCCAATCACATATCGTGGTAATGGATGAAGCTATGATGTATGAGTATAAATTGAAATGGGCAGAAATCCTCATCAATTTTTACGCAGATGATTTGTCCAAACTTGATTCTCTTGAAGCAATGTTGACAATGATTGGCTAAATACGAATATGAAACTATATGAACTGAACCCACAAAATCCTATTGATCGTGAATTGGAAAAAACCTCCAAGGACATCAAAAACGATGGGAGCCTTGACCCTGATGACATTGCAGCACAACGTGGGTCATCTGAGGGGCCTGAGAATGTCCCTGATGCTGATATGGGCATGGGGGGACCGGATGCCACTGGTGGTCCTGACAAGCCCGTAGACAGCGATCTGATGAGCAGGTTGCAGGGGCACAACTATATCCAGAACTATGTGCATGACAATCCGTCTGCAATTACCAATCCGGCAGTGATCATGGATATGGATATGCAGGCCCTATCTAACTTAGCTAATCAAATTCAAATTAAGATCGATCAACAGACATTGGCTCGTAGGACTAACCCTAGTGACCCTACAATTATTGCTGCATATGAAATGCAATCGTTTGTAAATGAGGTCATGAAATATAAGAAGGCGGCAGTGAAATCCAATCCTGCCACTAAAGGTGGGAAGCCTAAGGTGAGGAAGCAGCCGCAATCCAAAGTGAAACCTGGACAAAAATTCAAACATAAGCGGTCATGATGCCTTGTTATTGACAATTGGTATACTACATATTGGTAATGAAACATTGCTTAGTTGATATATCCAATATGGTCCATAGGTCTAAACATTCAGTCGCTAGTCCGACGAAGATGAATTCTACCTATCATGATCCATTTGGGGATAACCCCGTGGCTAATCCAGATGCTGATCGCATTGGGTTGATACTCACCAATGTGATGCAGGGGATTTTGAACGCTTTCACGAAATTCCAATCCGATCATTGCGTTATTATGTTTGATGCCAAATCATGGAGACGAGCAATATATCCTGAATATAAAGGCCATCGCCGTAGTGAAGTAAAAACTCCTGCAGAAGAGCATGATCACGAATTGGTTATTGATCTTATTGATCGGTTGCAGGAGTTTTTATACGGATACACTAACGTGACAGTGTTGAATGCCGATCAGGTGGAGGCAGATGATTTTATTGCCCGCTGGGTTCAGCTACATGACGATGATAGCCATGTAATTATTTCTGCGGATGGGGATTTTAAGCAACTGGTCCGTGATGGGGTGGATTTATACAACCCCATGGCTCATATCTTATACACTATTGATGGGGTATTCCACCAAGATAAGCGATCCATTAAGGGGGTTGATGAGGTGGTCATTCATGACCAACCATGGTACCCTAAGTTGGATAAAAATGATGTCATTATGACATTTGATCCCAAATGGGAATTGTTTGAGAAATGTATCCGTGGGGATACCAGTGATAACATTCGATCAGCATACCCACGGGTCTACACAACTAAAATGCGCAAAGCATTCGAAGGATCGGTGGAGGAGTATAATAATTTCATCAATTCTACTTGGGGCAAAGATGGGGAGAAACACTCAGTTAGGGATCAGTATGAGTTTAATAAGCATCTGATTGATCTAACCGACCAACCGCAATATGTGATTGACATTATGGACGAGGCCATCATGACCGCTATAGAGAAAAAGCGGGCCAGAATGGTGGGGGCACATTTTGCTAAATTCTGTAGCAAATATCGGTTGATGAAACTAATCAAACAGGCTGATCGATTTACTAATATGCTATCACGCAGTTATGCCTGATATGGGGGTTACGAATGACTGAACGCACTTTGTCGGACTATAATCACGCTAGACTTCGACTGGAGATGTATTTGGGATCACGTGAGCCACATACACAAAATGTGATGTGTTTTAATGGGTCCGTTGTTGAGATTAAAGAACTCACATGGGTCCCGAGCCTATACACCGCAGTGAGAGAGATCATTGATAATTCAATGGATGAAATTTCTGCGCACGGTCATGGCGATACGATTTGGATTTCATACGACCCTGATACATTACGGGTTGAGGTTAAAGATAATGGTCGTGGGATACCTATCCACGAGATTCCATCAGTCGGTAAGGGGCCTGCTGCATCATATATGATGAGTAATCCCAGAAGTGGTCGGAATTTTGATGAACGTGGAACGGTTGCAGGGGTTAATGGGTTAGGTGCAGCCATTGTCAATTTTGCGTCTGAGCGGTTTGATCTACAGATATGGCGGGATAACACCCATTTTAGTCAATCGTGGACCGAAGGGGTTTATCGAAAGGTTGATATCCATAAAACTAATGGTCCTATTACTGAACCGTGCACTGATGGATTCACCGGGACCCAAGTGGTATTCGTGCCATCCCGAAAGGTATGGCCTATTATGGAACTTCCGTTGGAGTTCATTGAGTCACGGGTGTGGGACATTGCTATAGCCAATCCCGATGTTTCTGTGTGGTTCAACGGCAGCAAGTTGCGATTAAATGAAGGTCGTGACCCAGTGATATCAACCATGTTCCCACCTAATACAGTTGGTCACATTCCGGTAATGTTAGAGACTCAGACTGATCGGGTCCATGCCAAATTTTATGCAGTTACTGGAGTGGTAGATGACGAGCACATTCATAGTTTGGTCAACAATATTCCAACATTCCTAGGCGGTCCCCATGTAGACGAATTTCGTAATCTGTTTTACACCGGATTGATTAAGCATTTGGACACAACGGCAAAGGCAGCATTGAAGATCAAACCTAATGGTCCTCCAATATTGACACGTAAAGATGTCACTCATGGGGTATTGCTGTATAATATCACCGTGATGGATGATCCACATTTCGATTCTCAGTCTAAGACCCGATTGGTGTCGGAGATTAAATCTGAAATCAAATCCGGTTTTTTTGAATCCGATGTGAAGGGGTTTATTAGAAAGAATCCTAAATGGGTGGCTGACGTAATAGATCGTTGCAGTCGCCGGACACAGGCAACGAATAGTAGGCAACTGAAACAGGACCAAAAGAAATTATCAAAAACCAAGATTCCAACTCTTAGAGACGCTACGGGAAAAAATCGGCAGAAGTGTATCCTGTATATCACTGAGGGAGAGTCGGCGTTGTCGGGCATCGTATCCGCAAGGGATGCCACGATTCATGGTGGGCTTCCATTACGTGGGAAAGTCATGAACACCCACGGGGCTACCCCAAAAGCCATTCTGGCCAGCGAGTCATTAACCAATATTATGACTGCGATTGGTTTGAAACTCGGGGAACCCGCAAATCGGATGCATCTTAGGTATGGGAAGATTTATATAACTACTGATGCTGATCATGATGGTAAAAATATCACATCCCAGTTGGTTGCATTCTTTCATACCCATTGGCCCGAACTCTTTATGGATAGCAACAATCCGTTCATTTTCGATTTCGATACCCCATTGGTGATATTAGTTAAAGGTAAAGACCGACAATATGTATATGATTCGGATTACGCGAATTTTGACCCATCTGACTGGAAAGGTTGGCAAATCATTCGTGCTAAGGGCTTGGCCAGATTGACACAGGCAGATTGGAAAACCCTGTTGGTTGCTCCGAAGTTGGTTCCACTACTGGATGATGGTAAATTATCGGAGTCCATAGATTTGATTTTTAATCCAACTCGATCAAAAGATAGGCAAAAGTGGCTATCATAATCATAAATAATTCAACCCTATAGGACCAATAATATGGCTACTACCGCATCCCCTGTTATCACATACCCTGACACCGATACTCCACCCACTGCTGATGTGGGTATGTCCACGGTTGACCATAAAGCCGCACTGTCCCAATCAGACATGGATGAGTATATCCGATTGAGCAAAGCCTACCTGGGCGGGCCGGACATCCCATTTGAAATCCAACTGGCCGCTTATAACAATCATGGGGAACTGCCCTCGGGAATTAACCTCGATTATACCCAACTCGGGGATATGACTCTGCTGGACTGGTTGCAGTCCATACAGCCCCTACGGGAACGCAAAGCCAAGTATGGGGTAAAGCGGGGTGTTGAAGACCCAGAAGCACTCTTAGAGGTTAAACAACGGGCTGTGGTGTTATATACCCGGTGTGCACTAGAGCAGGCAGAATCCGAAGTAATGGGCGAGACTACGATCCGGCGAGTATTCTTTCCAACACCAAGCGGTGCTAAGATTGGGAAAAACGGCTATATCCCTTTATTTCCGGGATATTCAGATAGTCCGGTGGGGGCGTATCGTGGTGATGGTGCGGCATTTTCGGTCATGGAGGTTATCCAATTCGTTGGTAAACATTTCCCTGATGTGGAAGATGAAATCCTAGCATCATTGGCTGACGCATGACCACAAGTGAATATATCCTAAACATATCACACGAATATTCAACATATGTGATGGAGAGTAGAGCAATACCCTCCATCACCGATGGCCTAAAGCAGTCACAACGGATAGCCCTATGGTTGATGAAGGATCAGGTCAAGCCGGTTAAAACCGCTGGGGTAGTGGGACATATGATGAGTTCGGGGCTATATGTACACGGTGACGCATCGGCGGGGGACGCATTATCTCGATTGGCCGCACCATATCTGAACAATTATCCACTATTACAGGGTGAGGGAGCGTTTGGTACACGGACGTCTCCGGTGGATGGTATTGGTGCACCCCGTTATACGGAAATTCGAAGATCGAAACTCGCAGAGCAGGAATTATATATTGATATCGATATCTGTCCAATGTGTGATAACTATGATGGATCAAAACAAATGCCTCGTAACTTCCTGCCTAGATTGCCATTGGTGCTATTGAACGGCATCCGAGGTATTGCAGTTGGGTTTGCCACCAATATCTTGCCACGGAATATCGATGACTTGAGAACCGCAGTATCCGAGGTATTGACCGACGGAGAGGTTACATCAAGGGTATTGCCGTATTATACCATGAACGGTTGCGAAATCATACCCGATCATTCCAAGCCTAATCGTTACTATATCCGTGGTATTGTAGACATCGTCAACACTACTACTGTTAGGATCACCGAAATTCCCCCAAGTATGTCATTGTCTACAGTGGTAGCCAGATTAATTGAATTGGAGCAAACTGGTGGTATAAAATCGTTTGTTGATAATAGTACGGACGGTATTGACATTATGGTTAAATTCGCTCGTAAGGATTTAGAGGGGATGACACGGGATAAGCTATTGGTGCTGTTCAAAATCATAACTAGCGAAACGGAAAATCTGACAGTATTGGGTCCATCTGGTGATCATGTGATCAAATATCACAGTGCACAAGATTTGATTACGGATTTTGTTAATTGGCGACTGTCCTTGTATGTGCAGCGATATGAATGGATGATTCAACAGGAGAATGTAGTAGTCGATTATGAACGATGTTTTCTATCATGCTTTGATCCAGTGGGGGATAGTCCACCAGTTGCCGAATCTATCAATGATATTGAAACACGTAAAGATTTAACCCATAGAGTAGAGCAGTCAATATTGGCAAAATCATTATCCTTAGATAAGAGTGTTGTTGACAAGATTGTTAATCTGCCAGTGTATAGGTTTACCAAAGAGGGCAAGGTTGGTGCAGAGCAAAAATTAAAAACTGCATTATCTGCATTGACTAAATATAGCAAGATCGTTAAGAGTCCTAAACGATTGAAATCAGTATATCTAAAGGAGATATAATTTATGTCCATTACAGTGCAATCACTTATTGACGAATACAAGGCCGACTGGAAACTGTTGGATGACCTGATTAAAGAAATCGAGTCAAAAGGTGGTAGTGATCCACAGAAGGTTGATCAACGAAAGTGGATTGCGTCTGCCATTACTGACTTGGAGAGTGTAATCACAGTGAAGTAATGTGCTAAATATTAGCATGAAACTGCATGAACTAAAATCGGCTGCACCCACCACAATGAAATCATCTGGCACAGATGATCCTAAAAAGTATGTTGGTGGGTGGGAGTCCTATGATGAACCACAAGGAATTGGTGCTAGACGGGATAAAAAAGTATTGGCTAAAGAGGCTGATGTTGAGGAGTCTGCATCATTCGCACCATTGGATCACTTCGGCCCAGAGGATGATATGCCCCTCCAGAATGGTCCTGTAGAGGACCGAGAAATCAAATTGTCCCGTAGGCCCCCCAAGAAGCAGGTGATCGCCTCTGTGAAGGCTCTCAGTGCCCGTGGGAAGCCACCTAGGATAAATCCTCGTAAAGTGGTGGAGACCATCCGCAGACCATTTGCTGGCACCCTATCTAACGAATATGAGATAGTAGATGACCGTGATAACTCCATTGGATTTGCTAAAGTCATCGATGGGGTTATTAACAACCTAGAGTACGATACTGATGCTGATCAAAACTATCGTGGACAGATATTATCAGCGATGTTGAGTCAGATAGTAGCAGAAGCAGACCACAACTCCGCAAATTTGTCAATACAGATAGTTGATATGACCGAAGAAATCGTATATCTATTAGGGCGTTACGGATTTCAGAGCATTGGTGGGAATATTATGAAGCGAGGGGCAGGGTCCATCCGCCCCCAAAGCGTTCATTCCCCTCAGGGTATGGTCAATAGGGAAGAGTAGATGAGATTATTAGATTTGATAGAAGCAGTAGATGTAGATAAAACGTATCTACAATTGGGAAACCGCCTGCATGATCGCCTATCTGATGACCCATCGTTTCAAAATGATCCTGATGAAACCACTATTAAGGGGTTCATAAATCACGCTATTAATGTTGATCCATCTCGTAATCAGTCATACACTTTATGGATCATCAGAACATATCTAAAAGGTGGAATTCGTCGATACGAAGACTTCAGTAGATTACAAATGGCATTGAATCTATTCAATAAATTCAAATCTAAATTATCGATCAAAGATCTTGGACAGATCAAATCGTTATCACAATTAGAGCAACTTGTAGATGAATTTAAAGATGCCGATGAACCAATAAGTGGCAAAGCTCAACAACGAGCATATAAACAAGAGATATTAAATCAATCTAAAATGGTCTATCAGGGACAAGACGGGATGATTGTGATTCCTGAAACTGAGGAAGCATCAATTTTTTGGGGTAGGGGGACCAGATGGTGCACGGCTGCTACTGATAGTGAAAATTATTTTGATCATTATTCTAAAACAGGCCCATTATACGTTATTATTCATAATGGGACGAAATTACAACTGCATGTTGAATCTTCACAATTTCTGAATGATCAAGATGAAAAAATCACTCAGGATGATTATCAAGAATTTGAAGCCGCGAAGTGGACATCCACTAAATTACCTTTTGAGAAATGGATTATGGGTGGGTTTATTGAGCTAATTCAATTTATACCAAATCCATCTGAGGCATTCTATTTAGCCGCAGTTTCCCAAAATGGGGAAGCCATTAAATATATTAAGACCCCATCCGAAAAGGTTAAATTAGCAGCAGTTTCCCAAAATGGGTATGTCATCCAGTTTATTGATAATCCATCAGAGCAGGTTCAATTAGCCGCCGTTTCCCAAAATGGAGCGCCCCTTGCCTATATCAGAAATCCATCCGAAAAGGTTCAATTAGCCGCAGTTTCCCAATATGGATATGCTATTTACGATATTAAGACCCCATCCGAAAAGGTTCAATTAGCCGCAGTTTCCCAAAATGGAAATGCTATTAAATATATTAAGACCCCATCCGAAAAGGTTAAATTAGCAGCAGTTTCCCAAAATGGGGAAGCCATTAAATTTATAGATAACCCATCGGAGCAGGTTCAATTAGCAGCAGTTTCCCAAAATGGGGAAGCCATTGGTGAGATCAAAACCCCCACTCCTACCGTCCGTGCATATGTGGATAGTCACTCATCGGCTTGACACCGATTGATATATCACGTAGATCAACCATGACTGAATCAAAAAATAAGGAATCGTATTGTGGATTATTACGAAACTCTTGGTGTTGATCGCACCGCCACTGCTGCTGAAATCAAAAAAGCATATCGCAGTAAAGTTAAGCAATTACACCCGGATATTAATGCGGACACAGAAAACGCAGAAGACGCGATTAAGGCAGTAAATGAAGCCTACGACACCTTAAAGGAACCGGACAAAAAAGCGGCATATGATAATCCACAACCACAGGGATTTGGTGGGTATAACCCATTTGGTCACAGAGGTCCTGCTAGACCGCCCCAGTCACAGAATATCACAGGTAATGTTGGGGTCCCAATTGACGTATTGATCAACGGCGGGTCCATGAATGTTCCCATTCAGGTCCCGCAGGTGCAGAACACCCGTATGGGATTCATGGGATTCATGATGTCTACGGAAATTGTAAAAATCGACGTGCCCCCAAATACACCCGTGGGTGGGCAGATTATCATCCCTAAGGAAGATCACGGATTTGATGGTATTGATAACCTAATTCTCCGCATATATCCAGAAAACGCCGAAGATAGTGGGTATCAGATAAATGGTGCTGACATTTACATGCATATCGAGGTGGATGCATTTGATTCACTATTTGGTAATAAGGTGGATGTTGATCTCCCAACAGGGAGTAAAGTCAAAGTAGCATTGCCCAATGGTATCGGATCAGGCCAAACCATCAGACTCCCGAATAAGGGGTTGCCCCAGCGGTATGGATCAAATGGGGATGCATACCTTGTAGTGTCTCTGATCGTGCCAGAGTTGACACCAGATCAGACCGATGCCATCAAAACTATTGTAGATGCATAATGAACTATATGTGGTGGGTTGTCTAAAATCCACCACATAATATGGACGAATCAAGAACATTATAAAAATTACAATATGACCATAAATAGTCCTACCGACCACTTGAAGACCAACTTTTAGTGGCTATCTATTACGCAATAACTTATTCATAATCTAGGATATCCTATGGCTGACAGCACCCCCACCTTCACAAATATGCCGAAAACACAATTTACTAATCCATTTGCTGAGGAGGTGTGGGAATCTACATATAAATATCATACCGATAATGATATCAATGATACCTTTCATCGAGTAGCTGGCGCAATCGCCTCGGTTGAGGATGAATCGGTAAAAGACCTCTGGCATGATCGATTCTATAATATGCTGACCAATTTTACTGCTACCACAGGGGGGCGTATTTATACCAATGCGGGAACTGAATTCGAGGGCACAACTTTAATAAATTGTTTTCCTGCTGGTAATCTAGTAACCACGAATAAGGGACTGGTCCCCATCGAAGACATCAGGGTTGGTGATCTGGTGTTGACCCATACTGGTAGCTACAAATCGGTGGTTAACACAATGCAACGAGACGTGTCTTGCGATATCGATAGATACTCGTCACCGCATTTGCCTGTAGATATTACAGTGACCCAAGAACATCCATTTTATCAACCAGATGGTTCTTGGGTAAATTCTGAAGATAATACTAAATTGGTATTCGGGCACAATACCATTGGAGATGATGTTGATGGTATACATCATGATAATGGTGTAATGTATTTGGATGTCAAAAAATGTATGTATGATGGAGATATTACCAAATCTGTAGAATTTTTTAACGGAATTGTTTATAATATCTCGGTTGATGAGGACGAGAGTTACGTTATTAATAATATTGTAGTCCATAATTGTTTTGTCTCACCCCATATCGAGAATTCACCAGATTCGATTGCTGGGATTTATGAAACACTGACTGATCAGGCACAGACCTTGAAAAGTGAAGGCGGCTGGGGGCACAATTTCTCTGCGCTGCGCCCGCGCGGCACCTTTATTGAAGGGGTGGGGGTAGATTCTCCTGGATCGATAGCGTTTATGGAGCTATTTGATGTATCTTCCAAAATTGTAACATCTGGTAGTGGAGTTAAAGCATCTACTACGAGGGCTAAAAAGAAAATCAGAAAGGGTGCGATGATGAGCATCCTTGATGTGCACCATCCTGACATTATTGAATTCATCCAAGCTAAGCAAACTCCGGGACGATTGACTAAATTCAATATGTCCGTAAATGCCACGGATGAATTTATGGAATTGGTAATTAAGGCTAAAGCCACTGGTGAGGATCTAAAGTGGGATTTGGTATTCCCCGATACAACACATCCAGAATACGATACCACATGGAAGGGTGATCTAAAGGAGTGGAAATCATTGGGGTATCCGGTTGTGGTTCACAACACCGTATCAGTGCTATGGTTATGGGATTTGATGATGAAATCCACCTATAATCGTGCAGAACCTGGTATCATGTTTCTGGATCGAGCCAATGAATACTACTCATATAATTATGGAAATACATTAACGGCGAGTAATCCATGCGTTCCAGACTATTCATGCATTCAAACCATCAATGGTCCCAAGCTCGTTGCTGAACTTATCGGCAAACCCACTACCTTGCTGGTAGACGGCACCCCCTATGATACAACAGATGCAGGGTTTTTCAAAACTGGCACCAAAGATGTATACCGCATGATCACCAAAGAGGGGTTCTCTGTGGATGCAACCGCAGATCATCTTATTGCCACCATGCCCATTGGTAAGAAGTCTATCGAATGGGTTCCAATGAAAGATATGCAAAAAAATGACAGAGTTGTAATACATGATCACAGTGATGCCAAATGGGATGGGATTGGCTCTAAGGATGAGGGCTACATCCTAGGACTTCTTTTTGGTGATGGGTATATCTCAGCGGGTAAAGGTCATATATGTGTTTGGCACGGAGATGACCAAACCAATTTTTCCAATGATGGTGCTGATGCAATAATGGAAAAAGTGTCTAAGATTGTCGGCGGGGAATGGATTCATATTAAAGGTCGCGGTGAGTATCGTATGACCAATAAAATGGTTCAAGAATTATTGCATAAATTTGGTATCGTCACAAAAGAAATAACACCGACTATCGTTCAAACTTCCTCAGAATTCCATAAAGGGTTTATTTCTGGTTTATTTGACGCTGATGGCTCAGTGCAGGGAAATGCTGATAAGGGCTTCTCTATACGATTGTCTCAATCAGATAAACCAATGCTAGAAGAAGTTCAGCGAATGATGATACGGGTCGGGGTGTTCAGTAAGTTATATTTACGGCGGGATGCAGCAGATAAACTATTACCAGACGGTAAGGGTGGACAAAAGCATTACCCGTGCAAAGCACAATACGAATTAATTGTATCGGCTGACAATATTCCAACCTTTGTGAATACCATTGGATTTGAGGATTACGAAAAACAGAATAAGGCTGTTGCGATCTTAGAACAATATACCCGTGGGCCATATAGCAAACAGAAAATAGCAACATTCGAAGGTATGGAACACCTCGGGGTAATGGACGTATATGACTGTCAAGTTCCTGGTATTAACGCATTTGATTCAAATGGGGTGATGATTCATAACTGCGGTGAACAACTACTACCACCTGGTGGGTCTTGTGATTTAGGATCGATTAATTTAACACAATTCGTAAACGAAGATCGAACATTCAACTATGATAAATTCACTACCATGGTTCGTACGTTGGTTCGGTTTTTGGATAATGTAAATTCATATACAAGACTGCCATTGCCGGAGTATGAACAATATGTGAGAGAGAAGCGCCGTATTGGGTGTGGCATCATGGGATGGGCATCGATGCTCTACATGATGAAAATCAAATTTGCATCTGATGAGGCAGCAGAACTTCGTGAACTCATCATGAAGACTTATGCCCACACTTGTCATGAAGCATCAATTGATCTGGCCGAGGAAAAAGGTATGTTTATTGGGTGTGATCCTGAGAAACATGCGAATACCCAGTATATTAAAATGATTGGTCTATCTGATGAATATATGGATAAGTTGCGCAGGGTTGGTATCCGCAATTCCGCATTGATGTCATGCCAGCCTACAGGGAATACCTCTATTTTTTCTAATGTGGTGTCAGGAGGTATTGAACCAATCTTTGCACAATCCTATATCCGCACCGTTATTGTAAATGAAACGCCGGATTCTATAATGTCGCGTACCCCTAAATTTTGGCAGGGTGAGATGCATGAAACTGAGTTGTTCAAATGGGCCAAAGAGGGTGATGAGGATATTCTTCGTGGTGAGCATGAGGGCGTGGTGTATAAGATTGACGGAAACCGAGGATTGACTAAAGAGGTGCCGTGCATCGATTATGGAGTAAAGTGGTTAATGGATCGTGGAGAATGGGATGCTGACGCAACCTGGGCTGTTACGGCGATGTCTCTGACACCTGATGATCATGTAAGTGATCTGAAAGGGTTTGCTAAGTGGATAGATTCATCACTAAGCAAGTGTGTGGTTGCTGGAACAATGATTAATACAAACCACGGAGCTATTCCAATTGAGGATTTTTCTGATGGCTTTGAGGCACCTGACACGTTCATTGACCCGAATCGTGAGTATTACGTATGTGATGAAAATGGGGATCATCAAAAGGTAACTTCACATTATTATGGGGGCGTTGCTGAGTGTTATGAAATTACGATGAGCAATGGCCAAACTATCAAATGCTCTGAAAATCACAAACTGAAAACCGATCATGGGTTCATGAAACCCACTGAATTGGCTGTCGGCAGCTATGTGCTATTTAAGGCCGCTGCTATATCCGTAGATGAAGCAACAATGATATCAATGCCATCATTGGATTTTTCTGCATACCATACATATAATAAGGTGACTGTTCCCACCGTGATGACGGAGTCGTATGCTACCTTTTTAGGAATGTTTGCAGCAGACGGTTTTACTAACGTGAATTCTTTTGGTATTGTAGAGAAGGACGAGTCTGTAGGTATAATTGCAGATTCATTAATGGAGTCTCTGTTTGGTGTCAAACCTGCGCATAGTGTAGATGAACGAACTGGGGTGATAACCCACGTTATTCATTCTCGCCCGTTGGTAAAATATTTGAATGAAAATTTCGGGAAGGGGTGTGTGGGAAAAATTATCCCCCCACAAATTTTGGCATCTCCCCATCATATACAACGGGCATATATCAACGGCATTACACTAGATGGGTATCTTAATCCTCCAACGAAACTAGTTTTGTATGAAGGGTATTCGCAGAATATTGCAGACGGGTTAGCTACAATGGTCGCAGGCATGGGATTACCTTACTATAAAGGCCAAAAGCATGTAGCTACGGGGGTATTAAGCGATACTGCATACTCATGTGCAGTATATGGCAATCATCCATTTGTTCCGCTGGAGGCCCATAAGAGGGTAGTATGTAAAGATGGGGTGTGGCCGAGATACATTGACCAATCTCGGGTGGATGAAATTTTGGCGAATTTTGGTCATGGTATACAGGAAATCACTGATAGGAGATCAATGCGCAATAGTATGAAGCGCGATAATTTTGTTAGAAGTAATTTCTTAGATAAACATGATATTCCATATGATGATACTTTGTATGGTGTCAAAGTTGTCAGTGTATCAGCCATTGGTCCACACGAGGTCTATGATATTGAGGTGGAAAACACCCACACGTATCTCATTGATGGCTTGGTGTCTCATAACACTGTGAATCTTCCACATGATTTTCCTTTTGATCAATTCGAGGATGTTTATCTCGATGCGTATAAGGAAAAGTATATCAAGGGGATTACAACCTATCGTAGTGGGACTATGACGTCGGTTCTGTCGGAGGCACCATCTGAAGCTGGTAGTGATGAGGAAATCATCATGGATGATGTTAAACTGCCAGACTCTTCTCCTGCCACCATGAAAGTGTTGCGGGCAGAAGGGCGTAAGTGGTATCTTACGGTATTACACAATCATGACCAAACTGAACCATTGGCATTGTTCGTGCATACGAATGCGGTCGAAAAAACGGTGCAGACGTCTAGTGCAATTGATGCCCTGCTTGAGTTGGCGAGGGATAAAGGCATCCCTGATACTCATATCAACAATACTGTGAGCAAGATTGCATCTGACAGTAACTCATCTAAGATCGCTCGGGTGGTGTCATTGAATCTTCGGCACGGGGTGTTGATTAAGAATATCGTATTTGAATTAGATAAACTTGATGATATCATCGTAGGGTCATTTCTGTTTCAAGTGAAAAAGTTCCTGTCCTCATACGTTAAGGATGGTGAAGTGATCGATGGTGCAGTGTGTGAGATTTGCGAATCTACAGAAATAGTATTTTCTGAGGGGTGTTCGAAATGCACACAGTGTGGATCAAGTAAATGTTCATGATTGTTCACTAAGGATGACCCCTTGTGGTTCCCTAAATACTGAGGAATCATAAGGGGTAGTTGAAATGGCTGAATATCCAAGTATATATGCAACGGTTGTGTTTGATCTCCATCCACGGGTTAAATCACTACTTGATGATCTTAACCATGATGGGCAAATCGATCGAGATCAATCCGGTTATCCATATCTGATTAGTGTGGATCGGGTTGGTCCCAATTTTGTTGGCACCATTAGTCGAAATAATCAGAAAGAAACATTTACGGTAAATCCACGAAAACGGGCAGCACCCATTTTTTCGTGGAACCCAAATGATGGATTTCAGCGACCTGTGGCAAAACGGACTGCTATTATACAGGCCCCTACCAAAACGTCTGGGCCGCAGACCAGAGCAAGAACCGCAGTGACCACATCTATGATGGAGTCACTGGTTAACGAAATGCTTTCCGAATAAGGATTAAATATGGACGATGCGATTAATCGTGGCATCATATACGGGGATCACCCACCAGATGGTATATTCTTTACCATAGTGGTTGAATACAATCACGAACATCCTATATATGATGGAACTATTCAAGCTGGGGAGACATTAGTGTCACAGGCGTTTACATCATTTCCAATCGCAATGGGATATACCCAACAGGTAGTGAATCAATTATTGGAATCCCAAATACCTGATGCCACGGTTATTGAGGTTGATCCAGATGATACCAAAGGGTTTTTGTATTATCTGAATGATGACAATAATACCCCAATGGCACGTGTAGGTATTGATACCCATGATGCTAGATTTGTTACTTTACATTGAGGACCATATGATGGCGAAAAGACGTAAAAAAATTAAAGAGACGGATTACGAAGTAGATGTAAAAGATACAGCCCTTGGTTCTACAACATCTGACACCACCACTACGGTGAGTGCAGCTAGTGCGGGGCAGGCCATTTCTACGGCCACTGGAGGGCAACCTCCCAAGGATACGGAGGTGGTGACGGTAAAGAAGAAGACCTCTATAGGCGGGCAATCTGTGGCGTCTCAGGGTGTTGTGGGAAATACCATGGAAGGGTATAAGCGCCCCACGATGAAATCGATCACCGAGAGTGTGGAATACCCATACTCAATCACGCTTCCCATGCCGTTTAAAAGTTTTCTTGAGTCAAATGACTTTGTATACTCAGAGGTTGGTAATTCCACATTGGTTCAGTTCAATACTAAGCAATCGCTGACCAAATGCCTCAGGGCGTTAAACAAATCTGATGACCCTCGGGCTGATGTGATTTTTGACGGAATTGGTAGGAGCATCTGATGGCCTTGACCCTTAATGGTTGGAAACTTACTACTGCCACCCTATTGATGTCTAAACTACCATCGCAGACCTATGATAGTTCTGTGGTATTGGTTGATAAATATCTATCTGATGCTGGGGGATGGGTGGCGAATTCGGGTCAACCATCAACAGGTGAAGGTCAACCCGCAAATGGAGCTACTCCAGATACCGCAGTGAGTGGGATTATCGCTGACCAATCCTCTCATATGTATCGGTTGTCAGCGAGTGTGTCAGTCAATTTGAATGTGGAATGTGTGGCGAATTTATCGGCTGGTCTATCGGATGCTGATGTTATGGCCCAAATGAAGAGCGGGTTGACGGCGTTTGTGCAGAACCAACTGAGACCACTTCCGTTAGAGTTTGTTTCAATTGGGGCGGTTTCTGGTAATGTGACTAATGGTGCCTACCTTGATTCTACACAACGAATAGCGGTTCGTGCTTCTATTGTAGGTGGTCGATATCACCACGACCCTCGGGCGGTGGCGTTGGTGGCTGCACAAAACCTATATGCATTGGACTCTACATGGAACATCGATGCTTATTATATTACTGCTGATCATCCGATCATTGTAGTAATAACGAAATACACATCTGATCAATATACGACGATTGATACTGCCGCAACACACCGATATGTCATTAGTATCAATAATGCGGACTATAAAATGGTCGGTGGTATTACAATTTCCCTAACCTAAAAGGAACACTTTGATGGCTGCTACATATGTGACCGAAACCGATAGAGGGCGCGTTCTGCACCTACTGCGGATTGATAAAACCTTCGATGGCCGTGTTATGTTTTTGGACGCAAGTTCTAGTATCAATGATGCTCAACGAGAGGACGAGCGCAATGGGTTCACCGATACTGGACCCGCTATGGCATATGCGATTGAGCAAGCCCGCACCTATGCCAATTATGTGGGACAGCATGTAACATTGGATACCATGGCCAATTTTTATTGCAATGATTATCGTCTGTTTGTTGAGAATATGGGTGATAACACATAATGCTGTCTCCAACATTTTTATCCCGTGGCGACCGGAATAGATTAGTAGAGATTAATCAATCTCTACTGGCATCACATTCTATTGACGAGGGGATAGAATTGCGGGCGGAACAACAAGCTATCATGGGTAAAAAGAAAATTATCAATGAATGCACGTATAACGAGTTGCAGGAACTGAGACAGGAGCTTTTTGATAATTATCAGAAACATGCTACTATTGGGTCGAAGCAAACAAAAACATTGGTCCATTACATCCAACAGGTGGAACAACGTGCTGCTATGATCTTGAGTAAGCGCGTCGAAGAGCCAACTAAACCCGATGAACCATTTGCTAAGCCTGCAATCAATTCAGCAAAACCATCGGATTATTCATGGGATATCCCGATGGAAAACATTGATTAATAGATATAGTGGTCATAGGGGGTTGTAACCGCTAGATGATGCATTATATTGGATATATAGTATAAGGAATTGACTAACATGGTGAACCCTAAGAAGACCCCCACTAATCCGCACAGTGTTTGGTTCAAAGACCCATCGTTACCAACCACTGATGAACTTGTAGCATATGCCAAAGAGTTGGATGCAAAATATCCTGGCGATACGATGAGCCGCAATTATCTGCGGGCTAAGCTGCAAAATGAAATCGGAATCACCGACCCGTGGGAAAAACTCCCCATGAACTGGGGGGCGTTTAAGGAATTGTGTGGGTTCGCTACTACGGCTGCTGCTCGTAAGTTGATCAATGCGGGTAGCAAACATGCGCGTGTAGACCATCTACGCACTGCGTCTGAGGAAAGATTGTCGTGGGGTGATATATACACACGTCCTGAAAATGGGGAACGGTATAAGGTTGTCATGGGCGTGTCGGATTTACACGATGTTGAATGTGACCCGTTTGCCTATCGGATGTTTATCGAAAAATTGCATGCGGTCAAACCGGATGTGTTGGTTATCAATGGTGATCTATTTGATGCCCCCGAATTTTCTAAACATTTTGATGATCCCCGTGAGTGGGATATGATCGGGCGTATGCATAAAGCCCACGATATGATGGGGGAGATGCGAGAAGTCGTTGGGCCTAATTGCCAATTTGATTTTATTGAAGGAAATCATGAGGCCCGAATCGCCCGTCATACTGTGGAAAATAATGCCGGATTAGCCACCCTGTTGGCCAGCGAATTCCATGACATGGGGATTCGTGAACTCCTATGTTTGGATCGATACGATATCAACTATATCGCCAAGGGCGATTTGTTCGCGTTTACGGATGCACAGTTGAAAAAAGAAGTTCTGGAGTCTGAACGGCTATACTGGAATAGTCTATGGGTTCGTCATCATCCGCCCAAACAGGTCAGTGTGACATGTGCTGGGTTCCACGGGCACCACCATGCCCACAATGTGACCACCTACATGAATCCTATTTTTGGGAGCTTTGAATGGCACCAAACTGGTGGTATGCATAAGCGCAATGCCAGTTATACAGATGGACGTAGATGGAACCTTGGGTTTATCACTGCTCACATTGACACCCAAATGCAGCGTACCGTATTCGATTACACATATGTTGGCGATACATGCTGTCAAATGGGTGGGAAGTTCTACGAGCGGAGAGTAGATGAATTCTATCCATCACTACGGGCCGATCTGGATAATCGTCTGAATAATGCAAAAAATTCACCGGCTGTGTCAAAGCTGATCCGGTAATATGGTAAATCCGATTGAAGTAGTAGATCGACCGCCCGAACTAGAGCCTCGGGATAAGGCACCACGAAAATGGGTGGTGGTCATATTGAATGACGACTTTACCCCCATGGATTATGTCACCACGTTATTCGTTGAGGTGTTCCATAAATCCGTAGAAGAGGCTATTGTGCTAACCCGCCAAGTCCACCACTCTGGTAAGGCCGTGGCGGGGGTTTACACACTGGAAGTGGCTGAAACCAAAATCTCATATGTGGCAGCATTATCACGCGATAATGAATATCCACTACGAGCAGTTATTGAACCATTGTAAAAATATTTATTATGTAAAAAACTTGCGCCATAAATATGAAATCTCGTCAAATATAACCAAATTAAATGCGCAGTTGCCTAAATACTCGTGCATCAAAATGATCAACCTATTGATTGTTGTGATATACGTTTAACAAACTGCGAGGATTATATATGTTTGACGAGAAAGAACAGGCCACATCATTGGATGGAATGACCGTACAGGATGCGTGGATCGCCCTACAACTGATGGAAAAGTCTGCTGCATCTGGTGTTATCCAGCCTAATGAGTTTGAGGTTGTAGGTAAATGCCGAAGCTCACTGGTAGGCGCGATTGAAAAAGCCACGGGTAAGAACTTCGATGATGAAGTGATGAAACTACGACAGCAACAAGCCGCTGCTCAAGCTGCTGCTCAAGCCGCTAATGATGTTGAGGTTCCTGCCAATGAGTAATGAGACAAAATCCCGCCACTTTGCAACGATTAGTCCAAGTGGGGAAGAGGTGATCCTGTTGGGTCATCGAGCAACCAGTAATGAGGTGCTGGTGGCATTCCCCTCAGCCATGCCTGCGAGTGAATCACAGTCATTGAAACAGATCGCATTGAGTGATGCTGCTCAAGGACAAGACTACCTGCTAGGGACGAGTGGGAAATCAATATTGGAAACCACCCATCACCCTAGTGGTGTGGATTGGCAAACCCATTTGATTCGGCAGGGCGTGACTGGTCGTTCGTCACAGGTACGTAAACTTACGATGAAGGAAATCAACTTCTACGATCCATCTCAAAAAGCACTGTTCAGTGGGTATGGGGAAAGTATTGAGCCTAAAACCATCGCCCCTGACCCTGTGGCCCCCGACACTGTGACCCCCGCTGCTATTCCCGCACCGGCATCTGTGCCAGCAGATACTGCCATGGTAGATGCCCTGACCGCCCTTGCTGCTACTCAGCAGGCTATCCTTGAGAAGTTGACTGCCATGGATGCACCTGCCAAAAAACCTGCACCTAAACGAGCGCCACGGAGGCGTGGTACTAAGAAGAAATCTGCGGCAACTACTGATGGTTCTGCAGAACCATCAGTAGTTGTGGTTGAAGCAGATCGTCCTGAATAATACTTTTTGTTCATTGACACCCATAATGGCCTATGGTAATTCATAGGCCATTATTATTATTTCAGAAAGGATTATTATGCAACTGGAAACACTCAGAAAACACGTAGGCGACATCGTAACGTTGGATTTGGTCAATGGTAAGGATTTTATGACCCGCATCATTGAGGTCGATGTCAGCACTCTGCGGGTGAAATGTAACAAACCTCGTATGTTTGTGCCTGTGCCAACACCCAATGGATTTGAAATCTCAGTATTGGAGTATGGTTATCCCCTACACAAATGTGATGATGAGGTATGGATCGATGCCGCACATGTGATCATGGCGCTTGCCCCATCATCTGATATGATTGAGAAATATACCCAAAAAACCGGCAGTATTATGGCTGCATCAACACTTCAGGGGTTGGACTTGTCAGGTTTCAACGGATCAAGTTAAAGAAAACATGGGGACCAATTGGTCCCCATGTTGTTATTTGCTGCACCACTCTTGGATATCATCGGCGTGGTATTTTCGGCCATTAATGAACACATGTTTCATTTTTGCATTAAACCCGTATTCTTCAACAATCTCATTGCGGAAATTCCGTAATGCCATATTAGTGTCACGGGCTTGTGTAATCATATCTAAATCTATTACGCTGTCACCTGCTTCTACACGGGCCAGCCCTTCGACAACATTGAGCGATCTGCGATATTTTAGATCAGCCTGTTCCATGATACGGCTGAAAGCTGCTTTAAGCGTTCTGGAGAATTGTTGACGGCTTTCATACATGGTATTGTAGTCTGATTGGGATACTGCGAAGAATCGGTCCATAGCGGCTTTACGGAGCTTCTGGGCGGTACGAGGGGCACCGTTGTAGTAGGCATCCATGGATTCATAGATTTTCTTTAGTAATGCACGATCTTGTTTCCATTCAGAGGAGTCTGCCCGATGTAGTTCTACATCATATCCAAACTTTTTGTAACTCTCCACTAGTTTCGCGGCCACATCCTTATGGATAACACCAAAGGTAGCCTTTGGTGTTCCGTTGATCATGATCTTAACCGATTCCATTACGTTATGCCCCTTGACGTGTTTTGCCACTTTGATCTTCGCAGGGGCATCCGATGGGGATGATACGAAACCTTTGCCATAAGTGACCTGTGGGACCGACTGATTCGCTTTCTGGGACCTGATTTTGGCCGGAGCTATGCGACCATTGGTGGTCCCTCTGAGATTAGCAGCCTTTGGGGCATTCACTTCTGGAACCTTTTTACCGCCAGTGGTCCCAAGTGTTGATCCCCCGTGGGGCATCTTTTTGGTATATACGTCAGCATAGTCCGCAGCGGGGATACCTGCATTACCGGACTTTCCGCCATCGGTGCGTTTAATTGGATTTTTCACTACGGTTTGCTTTGATGTCTGATTTGTTTTCCGACTAACCACTTTTGGTGATGCCGGACTCTTTTGATTTTTTGCAGCACTCATTTTAGGAACTGATAGTTGGTTGTAAAGTTCCTCAGCGGTCTTTGCTGTAGGAATCCCACCCTTTACCTTTCCCGCAGTCTTCCTAGGATTTTTGCCTTTATGACTGGTGGGAACCTCAATCTGCTTGATAGCTGTCCGTGTAATTGATAAATTTTTAGGTTTGTCGATTGTGCGGGATTTACCATTCGGGGCGGACATGGTATCGTAACTTGGTTTCATTTCCTCTGATTCGGTCAGAAGATGTTCTTGGACAAGTTGAATGCTGAGTTTGGACACTTGGAATTCCCTCATGATATCTTATATAGTCAGTATGACTTATAACGTATTTATCTAATTACACTCGTTTGGGGTAACATATATGAGTAGCTCACTGTTAGAACTTGATGATCGGTATATCACTGATACGGGGTCGGTTGCGGTTAAACATAAACTCTTAGTGAATATGGCCCTCAATGGCTTAGACTTTTCGGAGTTAATGTTTGCCCAGCATGATGACATTACTCGTTACCATATGATCCACGGGACCGGAGATAGTGCAAAACAGTGGATCAAAGACGATAACGTGATGGGACCATCACTAAAATCGTATGATTGGAATATTCCTGAGGATTATAAAAATATTGTTGTGGTTGATTATTGTTATGCTGCACTTTCCTCAATGGGATTACCGGATGAATACGAAGTCCGATTAGACATGGAAATGATTCGGGTGGCTGAAACTAGTATGGAACCATTCATTCGGTGTTTGATTTATATCACCGATTCGTTGAGGGACAACAATATAGTTTGGGGTCTTGGGCGGGGGTCTTCGTGTGCTAGTCTGGTGATGTTCCTGATTGGGGCCAATAAGGTTGATCCGGTAAAATATGACATACCCATGGAGGAATTCTACAAATGATTCACTTATATAAACTATCAACGGGTGAAACGGTAATCGCTAAATTTATTCGAATGGATGAGACTTCATCAGGTAATTATTCATTCGTAGTGACTATGCCTCGATTGGTAGTTAATGACCATACCATTGGTGGTGATTGGTGGCCTAGTGCTGAATGTGACGAAATGTTAATTCCCAAATCTATGGTCGTCATGATGGTTGAGCAGGATTCAATTACCGAACAAGTGATCGGCGGGTATCAGAGGTTTTTGTGTGACCGTGAGGCATATCGTAGGATACTCAACGGGTAACATCCTAAATATTAATATCAGCTATCAGAGGGATCAACAATGGCGAATGGAATGGTAACTACAGCTCGTGGAGCAATTCTCAATATGGATGACTTAATCTCTAGGGGTGCGCAGCCCATTGGCAAGCAGGAAAAATCCACACGGGCAAATGCTGGGTATAATCCCACAGTCAATACAACCCCAAGTGTTCGTGGATTTGTGCCAACGGGGGGCACCACAGTCCCACCAGTGATGGATACACATCCTGTCACTGTTGGTGATACCGCGATGAAGTCGTCGTTCACCGAAAATGGTACAGCGACCACCCTAAATGATATTACGGGGGTAAAGGTTAAAGCTGCGAAGAAACCCGCATCAAAGGGACAGTCCGCGAGTAATACAGCGGCAGATGCCGAACTCGGTAATCTATTGGGTAAACTTAAAAAGCCCAAAAAGTAATTGACAGCATCACCCCTTGATATTACATTCGTAACTGAATCAAATCAAGGGGGTAAACCACCGATGGCAACAAAACGAGACCGCCTACGAGACCGCATCAAATCAATGGCAGAGGAGCCTGAGGAGTTCGCTGATCTAGCTGTTCCAGAAACTCCTGAGTATGGTGATGATGTCATTAAGATAAAAACCGGTATGACCAATGCCAGCCCATTGCAGTGTAACATCTTCTCCCATTTAAACGAGCAGATCGTCAACTACCAGACTGGTAAACCAACCGTCAGTGTTGCCATTAGTGCAGTAGCGGGTAGCGGGAAAACGTCCACTGCGGTAGCTGCGGCCAATCTGATCCCCCGATCATTAAATTCTATATTTTTGGCATTTAATAAGTCCATTGTTGATGAACTGAAAGAACGGCTCCCCCACCATGTGGAATCCAAAACCTTGAACGGATTGGGGTTCAAACTATTGATGCCATATCTTAAAGGGATAGGGGTTGGTAAGATTGGTCTCAGTAATTATCGAACCCAATCGATCATTCGCAAAGAGTTAAATTTTCAACAACAGGACCAATACGGGAAAGATGTCAAACAGTTGGTCAATATGTGCAAATCCATGGGGGTAATTCCGGTTGGGGTGTCTGATGGGGTTGGTGTGAATGGGTTATCGGCTACAGACCACACATTGACCCAGATTTGTGTCCACCATGGATGGATGATCGATCCGGTGATCCGGCCTACAGTATATCAGAAGGTTCGGGACGTATTGGCTATCTCATTTAGTGACTCGAATATCTATGACACCAATACCATTGATTTTGATGACCAGAAATGGCTCACGGTGTGCAAACGCCCTAACGGTAATAGTTTGACTAAGCCCACACAGGACATAGTGTTCATCGATGAGGTGCAAGATGTGAATGCGGTAGACCTAGAATTGATCAAAATGGTGTTGCGGCCAAATGGTATCGTGTGTGGGGTAGGCGACAAAAACCAATCACTATATGGTTTTCGGGGCAGTGACACTAATGCATTTGAGAAGTTTTCAACACTATTCGGGGTGAAGAAATTACCGCTGTCAATCACTTATCGATGCTCAAAGGCGTTGGTCCGCCATGCACAGGAATTGGTGCCAGTGATCGAGTGGGCTGCTACTGCAATAGAGGGCGAAGTAGCACGATTAACCGATTGGGATGCCCAGACCTTTAAACCACAGGATTTGGTGCTATGCCGGAATAATGCCCCATTGATTGAATTCGCATATGGTCTGATTAACCAACGGGTATCAGTATTCGTAAAGGGTCGGAATATCGGTGATGGCCTAATTAGGATCATCGATGATTGTGTTGCAGAAAAACACTGGGTCCCCAATCCCAAAAAACCAGGGAAGAAAATGCCTAAAATGACCTGTGATGGGGTTCGGGTGATTACTTTGGTAAAAAAGTTGGACGAATGGGAAACCGATCAGGTCGCTATGATCTATCGGGATGATCCTGATAATGAGGATGCTATGCAGCGGGTCAAGGATCGGGCCAAATCCATTCGTGTATTCATCACTGCTAATACAGACGGGAAAGTGACATCGATTATCAAGGATATAGAATCTCTATTTTCGGATGATAATATCGAAAGTGCTGTAGTATGCTCTACCATCCATAAGGCCAAGGGGTTGGAGGCGGAACGGGCGTTCATGTATGACCCAAGCTGCCTATATCCACCATATGTTAAACCCAACACGTGGCAATATGAACAGGAGGTGAATCTCGATTATGTTGCTCGAACCCGTGGAAAATCATATTATGGATATTTGTTGACGAAAAACGACGTCTGATCTTGTAAACGCGGGTGGGATTAATTATCTGCCATTCAGTAACATTGGAGATAAATAATGGCAAAAAGTCTAGTCGGCATCAAGCCGCTTCATACACGCGTTCTAGTTGGCATCTACGACGACGGGGATACTACCAGAATGCTTGGTGGGAAAAAATTCTATCTACTCGATGACTCATCCGCTGACAAGGACCGTAACATCCATGTCAAGCATCAGGGGGTAAGACCTCGCTGGGCCATCGTGTTGGCCATCTCTGATCAACTGGAGCGGTCTGAGACGCTTCCTCTGGGGAGTAAGGTGCTACTAGACCAATTGAAGTGGACCCGTGGGATGTCTGCAATGATTAATGGGAAAAAAGTTGGCAAGGTTTGGTCTATTCCTTTTGAAGATATTCTTGGGGTTGAGTCCAACGAACCTACTGAATTTGAACAGCAGCAGATCGCACGACTATATCCGGATTGGGAAACATGGCATGCCCGTGACCTCTGACAATGATCGCATTAAACAATTGGAATCCACGATTAGTAAATTAGAATCGTGGATCAAACTTCAAGAAACCACCATGGAATGGGAAATTGAACAGCGGTGTGAAAAACAGTTGAATGCTGAGTATCAGCGGGGAAGATCAGATGGATGCGCTAATGGATCATCAAGTAGTCATGTTTTGGTATCACTAACGAAGGCATTGCAAAATAAGTTAGATGATATATTACCTAAAATGATAGACTCATCAATACCTGAGAAATATCGTAGTAGGTTTTCTGGTAATATTAGAGCGACCCCAAGAGTCAGTCATTGGGCTAATCCATCCAGTTACAACACTACCCATATAGGCGTTAGGGTTCATATTGAACCCTGCACGATTGCAATAGATCAAATAATAGGGGATTATTACTGATGCAGCTATGGTATGAAAAATATAGTCCCACGGATTTAGACCAATTCGTTTGGTCTAGTGCCGAAACCAAAGATAAATTAGATGCATGGATTGTTGATCCATTAGCATACCCATCATTGTTACTGTCTGGACCTACTGGGACCGGAAAGACCTCCATGACCCGTATTATCAGGGCTATGTTGAAAGATAGGGCGGATATCAAGTTCATACCTGCAAGTCTTCGGTCTGGTGTAGATTCAATACGTGATGAGATCGTGGGATTTTGTGAAGCTGGTGGGTGGAACGACCTCAAACTAATTGTAATGGATGAGTCTGACCGATTATCTGTGGATGCCCAAGAGGCGCTGCGAAATGTAGTAGATCGATATGTCGATGATGTTCGTTTTATTTTTACCTGCAATCGTCCAGAAAAAATGATTGATCCCCTAAAAGGCCGATTGTGGGAGATTGTAGTTGATGGATTGGATGATACCGATTTTACAGAACGATTGTTGGATATACTTGACCAAGAAGAGGTAGACGCATCATCGGATGAATCCATTAACCGCCTATTGGAGATTGTTCGTGTAAATTATCCAAACCTAAGACACGCAATTAGTGACCTACAGTGGTCTGTAGTTGATGGGGTATTAGTGGAGCCAACCGACGAAGCTCATAAGGCTCCATGGGAACTGCAGATGATGGAAGTGGTCAATCAGTTTGACGTGGCTGCAGCACGGTCATTGGTAGCTGCCATGCGACCAGATGAGTATGAACGGGCATATCGTGTATTGTATGAACAATCCGAGGTATTTGGGGAGTTAGAGGATGAAGCTATACTAATTATTGCCGAATACTTGCATCGCCATTCACAGGCTGGGTTGCCCGATATTACCCTCTGTGCGTGTTTGATTAAATTGCACGAAATGGAATCTGAACAATAATATTCCGCAAGCACTTGCAGTTTACCGTGTGGGTCATTATACTATGGGTATTAGAACAGTTAGAGGACCTATCATGGCAAAAACGAAGACAAAAACCCCCCGCAAAACTACAATGATCAAAGAATGTCGATATATGCTGATGAGTCGAATTAAGGCTCATGCAAATGTGTTGGCAGTGTTGGACAATCCACAAGCATATATCCCTGTGGATGATATGTTCATGACCGCATCGTTGTTGAATATTCCGGTGCCCACAATGTCTGAGCGCAAAAAATATGTGAAGCTATGTGATATGGGAATTGACGGAAAGACTGCGGTGAAAGTGGTTAATTATCTAGCACGGGAACAAGATGAAACCGGAGAACTGGCCAAACTTCCTGATTCAATCTTCATGTCACTGAAGGATGCCAAACATTATATGGCTCACCGTTCTCGGAAGAAGAATAATGTATTCAAAGTGGCAAAGAATAAATCATCACCAGAGACGGTCACTGATACGATGGTAGGGGACATCACTCCCGTGGTAGAAGATGTGCAGACCATGGCGGGATCAGAGATGGACGTCATTGATGGGGTTCCGTTTGAACAAATAGAGATGAATGAGGTCCCCCACGCCTCCGCATCGGGTGGGTTCGGGGAAACACCCTTTCCACAGACCCGTGATCAGGCTATGGTAGTGGATACCACCAATATCGAAGGCATGGGGCTGCTAACCGCAGTGAATGATGCTTTCCAGAATGTCGTGGCAATTATTCCTCATGGAAATGTAAGCATTGATGTAGATGCTGGGGACGGATTTACCATTAGTATGACCCACAATCCCCCTGTGTGATCCGTTATAGAAGTTGAAATACGGCCAGCGATTTTTCAAAATCGCTGGCCGTATTGTGTTTTAATGGATAATATCTAGTAGTTCCCTAAATACGGATATAATTACCCATTTGGCTTGAGGGAACTAATATGTCAAGAAACATTATGACCGGTGCAGATCACCTAGCATTGCTTGAATCCGACAATGGGCTGGCCCCAGCCCCCCGTGACACGATTTTAACAAACACTGACGGATTTAAGAGTGACTCGGATTCTCCACTCAGTGGTATTGGTGGTGATCACGGGGCTTCAACTGATCCCCACATGGAAACTGGTGGTCCCGCTGATGCCCCTAAGACCCCCTCGGTAGTATCCATGGATGAACCATCCAGAAAAGCCTCAGTCGGTGGCGGCAAATCTGTTGGTAAATCTAAACCCGCCCCTAAATCTACAAAGCCGAAGCCCGCTGGCGGGGATGACACGCCATGGGATAAGAAATCGAAAAAAGATGAAAGTGATGATGAAATGAACGAAGGTTTTACATTTGATGAGGCTGAGTCCCTTGATCGAGATTGTATGGAGCATGATATGGCTGCTGGTGAAATTGCAGTAACCCAAGATTTTTTGGTTAAACTCCTCACGGGGGTGGCTGCAGCAAATCTTGGCGAGGAGCAGTTTGAAACGATTGCTCAAGCCATCTCGGACACTGCGGCTGATGACCGAACGTTGGATGTGGCAGATATTCCTGATGTGATGGCAACCCTGAAAGACATGATGGGTGCATCCGATGGTGGTGATTTTGATGACGAACCCATGGATGATGAATTTGATGCACCTGAGGGTGATGACATGGAAGCACCAGTGGATGAAGGTTCAGAAGAAACCCGACAAAAAGGTCGTCAGAAGCGCCGTAATGCCATGGCAGATAAAAGTCGTGCTAAGCAAGGTGGTGGCCCCCGTCCGAAGTATAGGAAGCCCAAAGCGGTCCCTGCTGAGGATGATCTTACTGAGGCGTGGATGGGAACAATCCCCCATGTTGGTAATGCCAAGCAGGCGTTGTTCACGGATGGTATGACCGAAGATGAGATTGAAATGCAGGAAATCAAACGTCTGTCTGGCATGCTTGACAAACCTCGGCGTGTATTTTAATGTCAGAAGCTGTTGATCTGTTATACGATATTAAGGCGTTTATCGTTACGGCCTCTAGGAGTAATATCACAGAGGCAGAACGGAACTCATTGCGATTTAACAGTGGTGCAGAAATTGTTGAAGCCATTGATCAGTTGGGTAGTCAAGAGTCCATATTTGACCCGTACACTGACCCAGATACCGTAGCAATGCTAGAACGTTCTGGCATTGCTACATATAAATTTAGGCAATAATTCATAAACACAAAATTATACCAAAGGGGGCTTATTATGGCCCCCTTATTTTGTTAGATGATTTTCATAGCAGCGTTTTCACACTGGTCCATAATATTGGAGGCGCACGATTTCCATTGATCAAGTAAATCCAATTGGCCATGTTGACGGGCACCATGAACGCGTGGGGCACTCTCATAAATACGGCTTACTTCTGTGGGGATGTCACGAATAATAGATGATGCTAAATCCCGCACTTGGAAAAACTCATCACGAGTTGTGCCATGAAATTTAACATTCAGAAAATCCTTCCGTAATTGTGCAATTCTTCCAAAAATCATGATTACCCCCATCAGTGTTGATATCACCCACTTATAATAGGTGATATCCATAATGTCAAGCTACATTTGTTGTGCCCGAGCGGCGGCAGCTAATTTCTTTTTAGCATTTGGTCCCATCCATGCACTGACCAATCGAGTGTCTGGGTTTACTCCAATTTCATGATCATAGAAATTGTTAGTTGCCTGCATTACTCCCCACGCCGTTCCCTGACAGGTGGGTAGGTCGGCCCCAGCATATGATTCCATATATTGGGGCACCCGCTTCATATTGCGGTTGGACCATTCCCAATCGGTCAGATCAGAAATTTTCATACCCGCTGGAATCACTACTACCCCGTTTTGGACCTTCGTGTGCAATGTGGGATTAAACTCCTCAATAAAGTAACGGATCACCGCTTCATCAGATACCATCCGTTGGGTCATGGTCCGTGCCTCCTTGATGAAATGATCAAGCTCCCGCTCGGCTACCCCCATGACTTCATGAATCTCCGAAACACGACTTTCATTAAAATGGCGGGAGTGGGGCATAGTATAGGTTTTCTGACCAACAACGCTACGGTTCACTGACTGAACCAACATGTGTCCACCAGGATACCGCACAGGGGTAAACATAGCCTTCAGGGAGCTACCATAGATATGGGACTGAATCAATAGAAAGTAGCCGCTGATGAACTCCCCGTCACATAGTTGGTATTCCCCATTGATTTTTGCCAATCCCCAGATGTGTTCACCACCTGACAGAGACCCAGCAGTTTCCATAGTCATGTTCCCTGCCTCACAAAAATCCTGAAAGACCTTAAAGGCGTCATAATTCTGAATAGGTTTATACCGTGGGCCAACAAACGGACTCACTGGTTCCATAGTATCGGACCGAAGCATTACATAGTTACCTTTGACACGAGTCGGATGCATTGGTGCACCATTTGGTGCCATCACATCAGCTTCGTCAGAATCGCCATATGATGCGATATCTACCCACGCGGGGCGCTTGATGACGTCCCAGTCGAGATGGGCCTCCCGTAGTGTCTGGGGGAGGTTTCGTCCATCACTGAGACGGGTTCCCACATCATCCCAGGGTAGTTTATCGTTGCTGGTTTGTGCCATGGTGGATACCATCAATGGTGAGTGTTGTAGCATGTTATACCCCTTGTGTGTTTTGTTCCAGCGCATTATATCGTTTTTCGATTTCCTCAAGTGCGGCCTTATACAATGGCCCACCACCGTTGAAATACGGATATACATAATTTTCAAAAATCTCTTTCGTGGTCATCATGTCCAAAATATCACGCAGTGTCATCATGGTAAAATCCTTGTCCGTTGGTTGCTTAAAATCATGTATAGCTGGCCATTACCGATTCGTCAAGAACTAATTATATTGGATGTATTATTATACTCGGTAGCATAAATACTTGTGAGGAGTCTGCGACTCATCGGGCTGCTCCATAACTACTTAGGAGGTGGTATCTATGGCCAAAAAGCGCCGTAAGACCAAACGCGATCAACAAGTATTCGAACCAGTTCCACGGACACGTGTTGAGTTAAAAATCAAAGCTCGAAATGATACACAAAAGGATTACATACGAGCGATACGATCCCATGACATTTCATTCGGTATGGGAGCCGCAGGGACCGGAAAGTCCTACATAGCATCATTATTAGCCATGCAAGCATTAATCAATGAAGAGGTAGATAAAATTGTCATTTGCCGCCCAGCCGTTACCGCAGGTGGGGAAGACTTAGGATTTTTGCCCGGAGACATTGCAGCAAAAATGGACCCATATCTTCAGCCTATATTTGATGCCTTCAAAACCTACTGGAACCCCAATACGATTAAGCAACATTTAGTGGAGGGAAAAATCGAAATTGTTCCATTGGCGTATATGCGGGGCAGGAGCTTCAACAACTCGTTTATCATTTCTGATGAAATGCAAAATGCCTCTAAAGATAATCTATTAATGCTATTGACCCGATTGGGTTATGGGTCCAAAATGGTTATCACTGGTGATCCCATTCAAAGTGATGTAGGGAATAAATCATGTTTCCACGTGGCCGAATCAATTCTTGGTGAAATAGATGAAATCGCATTCACCCATTTCACCAATGCAGATGTAGTTCGGCACCCCACGGTGGCTAAAATTTTAAATCACTGGCCAGATAATGGAATGGTTGTGTGATTCATGTAGGGCCATCGTAATTTATATCACATTCTTGAATCGCATTCCATATGAAACGTATCCGTTCTATGCTAATATCTGGATGTGTTAGAAACATTTGATATGCAAAATCTTTGATATTATCGGGGCATTTGGGTGTCCCGATATTTTTAATTGCACTAAGAGTGTATTGGCTAAATGCAATATTCATTGGGGTGACCCCCTATATTTGATCATATCACTAGTCATGAACCTACACTGAAAAGTTTTACGATCACTCCAACGGGAATATACCAGATAGAGATCATCAGCAATCAGATCAGGATGAACTTCAATCTCGATGCTACGAGTAACAACGATTGTCTTTGAAAATTCCATGATTGGGTTCCTCCCTTTGGTTTTGCTAATACCCTTATAGCAGGAGAAAAAGGATTACCCCTATCCTATGGTAATCCCGTAATCGGACTCTAGGCGGGATGTCAATCGATCAACAACCCGTGCTTGTCCATTCGCCAATATACCGATAATAGTATCACGCTCGTTTCGTGTCAATGCATCAGATATATCTATGGTAATCAGGATAGTGTCTGATGGGTTGCCAATGCTACCAGTGATAGATTGGGAATCGCCCCACCCCTTGCTAGACCGAATATTGGATAATACTGTTTGCGCCACTCGTAGGGTATCCAATTCCTTAGATACGGTTTCCAGCATTGATGGATGAATACTTGTCATTGGGGTTCCTCTGATTGGGGTCATATATGTGATAGTGTATCCATAGATGGCCAGATAGTCAAGTATTAATATTTTCCCTTAGATATGTTTTAAATAATACCTAAATACCATATGCAATATGAGGGATGCGCTATGACTGGTGATATTGATACATTTAACCAAATGATCGAGGTTATGCTAAATGAAGATGACGATTCGTTATCCGAGTTTTTATTAATGGAATCAGATCGTGACGAAGTAATGGCAAACCTCGGAGGTGACACCACCTTGATGAACTATTTGTATATGTTTGAAGAATTCCTAGACCAACATGACATATATCTGTTCAAAGGGTGGGATACTGCCCAAGTCATAGGTAAGCCCGTGGTTGAGAAATTCTGGATCACCGTGACTCTACTGGTGTCCAACGATACTGATCTACGGGGGGCTAAGCGGGTGAACGACGCTATTGGACAGGGTAAGGTCACGGTGAAGACCCATCAGAATGGTAAACTGGTAACATTTACGATCCTTAAACAGAGCCTAGACCAGATCGAAAAAACAAACAAAGACCGGATTGAAGAGCTATCTGATCAGGCATTGGAGGCACTATGATGCATTGGGTGATCCGTAATGGTGGTACTGGTGAGTATGTGCCATCCATAAAGTTTGACAATCGGTGGGATGCCGATTTTCATATCGATCAGATGGGGTCTGCATTTACAAACATCTATGAGTCCGTGCCTGACACGGATGATCAAAAATTATTTCGTATGCTAACTGAAGGACTGGTGGCTGGCGATTTACGCTACATTCTATTACCTCAGTTGAGTATCGATGAGTATGTGCCAGGCGATCCAGAGACCAATAACATCGTCTTTGCGTTTTTCATCAAGGGAGTATCCTCTGCGGTTATTCCATTCAGGGATTTTGTTATGAAATGTCGTGGGGTGTTAGATGTCGCGTATGGAGATTCTGATACTATACCAGATACCTCTATCGTATATGTAGAAATGCAGCGAGAAAAATTTCAGTTCGATGATCTACAGGATATGATGGAGCAAGTGTCATTGTTGTCAAATTTGCAAATTGAAGATTTTTCCATTGTATTTCCCACCACAACGCGAAAAGTCCCATATTCGGAAGAGGTCATTACTGATTATTTTATTCATCGCAGTATTACCCAAAATCAGAAAGCCCAACAGGATGCTATTGATGCAGCGGATAATGCCCAAGAGACCACTGGTGCTGATCAAGATGATACGGATAGGGCCGCAACTGATGAATCACTGAATGAATGGATAATCTCCAAGATGTCATAAATACCCACGTAATTGATGGGAAAGTTATAAGATGGTTGCGTATAATCGTAAACACCGCTTGAAGCCATTTATGGTTTCAAATAATCCGGTCCAGACACGTGCCGTTCCGGAACCCTCGGCTGCAATACACATCGATGACACGAATGGTGGTTTCTTGACTGCTAGGATGACCACAGTTCAGCGGGATTTGATTCAACAACCCACACCGGCGTTGTTGATCTGGAATTGGGATATCACCCAGTTTGAATACTATGACGGGATCACATGGGTTCCTCTCAGTAGTGGTGGTGCAGTCAATATCACTGACATGGTAGATGCCGATAGTGACACTAGGCTGTCTGTGGAAAAAACGGCAGACAATGATACCCTAACGTTGGATATCGGTGACAATACTGGTAACTATACTGGTCTTACTAATCAATTGAGTTGGTCCACTAGTGGTATCAACATTACTGCATCTAGTGGACTGGCTGCTGGTAACACCGCAGGGACTCCTATCAGTATTACTAGTGGTAGTGGGGCCGATTCTGGTAATGGTGGCAATATTATGATTGCCGCTGGTGGCTCTGGTATATTAGCGGGGCAGGCTGGTAAGATTACTATACGCACTGCTGATAAACCCGCTGGGGCTATTGGTAGCGGTGGGGATATCATTATTGATGCAGGAAACACTGACACCTCGCAGGGGGGTAGAATCATTCAAACTGCTGGAGATGGCGGCACAACTGGGTTTGGTGGCCAAGTGATTATTTCGGGTGGTCTGGGTGGTAGTGTATCTGGCACAGGTGGTGCATCCGTGATACGCGGCGGTGGGTCATTAGGTAGTGGGGATGGTGGCCCTGCGACGTTGCAGGGCGGAACAACAAACACCGGTGTGGGCGGATTGGTCCTATTACAACCGGGGAGATCATCAACGGGGGGTGCAGCCAATTTTGGGTGGGTGGTTATTGGGGCCGATCCAATCGCACCTACTACTGGGGAGTTACGGTTTAAGGATGGGACAGGAACTGGCAACAACGGATATGTAGGATTTAAGGGTCCTATAAATGCGCCCTCCAATCAGGTGTGGACCCTTCCAGCAGCGGACGGGGCTACGGGGGACGCCCTAACCACCGACGGGACGGGTAATCTATCATGGGTGGCTACTATCAATACCCCCACAGTGGTCGGAAGCCGCACAGTGCCAGTGGCCACTGACGGACTGACTACAATCATATTACCGACCGTCGCTAACGAGAATATCGTATTCGTGGAGGGGTTAGGGGGTCCGGTGGTGGCGACCGTTGCGATACCATTTACGCTTGGGACATCTGTTGGGGAACGATTGACAGTGATTGGCGGCAACAATACCAATACGGTTCAGTATAATAGTGCAGGACTACTTATCTTAAATGGCTCTATCGTATTGGGCCAATCTTCAGTCTTAAATCTCATGTGGGATGGATCATTCTGGCTGGAAACTGGAAGGAATATATAATATGCCAAATACAAATGATCGTATCATTGCTGCTGGGCCAGATGTTACTAATAACATGATTATCAGCACTGGCAATGGGTTGTCAGTGACCTCGGTGGCACAGACGGGTGCTATAAAAATTTCAGGGTCGGGATTGGCCGGATTTACGGTACCAGGGGTTGGTGTGGAGTTTATCAATCCTACCATAAATTCATCCATCGGTCTACACGGAGTGGGAACGATAGGTGTACTCCTGATGCAGACAAAAAATGTGGCATCAGGAAACTCTGCCACCTTTCTAGGATCATCGTCCGGTTCAGCAAGGATGCAGGTTCAGACTGTCAATGGGATTACCAGTTATTCAGCATCCAGTGGTCTGTTATCAATGGGAGTGGACGGGATTAATGCGATTGCTATCTCAAAAATAGGCACCAGTCAATTAATTACTCGATTTTACTCATCGGGCACCGCAGCGCCTAATGAGACTCATGAGATACAACTATATGGGATAAATAGTGGCTATGTTGGTTTGAAAGCTCCTGATGCTGTAACCACCAGTGTTACATTCACGCTACCTGCTGTGGATGGGGCGGCAGGTAACACCTTAACCACTGATGGGGCAGGTAATCTGTCATGGGTGGGTGGGGGCGCAGTAAATCCTCTGGTCCATACCTCCTCATATGCTACACCATATGATACGATTGAGTTTGTGGATACCACCACGGTTCCAATTAATGTCATCCCCCCCGCTGGTCCATCTGTGGTTACGGGGACACGGGTTCACATAATCGACGTTGGTGGGAATGTGATTGCCAATAATGTAACGTTTCAACCCACTACCAGCGGTTATAATTTTTATGGTGCAGCAGTTGATGATGTCATCACCGTAAATCATTTCTCGATCCGATATATCTACGTCAATGCAACAGTTGGATGGGTGCGCGAAATTGGATAATTTGTGGGAACTCAGTCTCTCCTAAATACCATTATACCAAATGTTATTGTGGAGAACCTTAGATGTCTGACCCGAATCGTAAATACCGCCTAAAGCCAGTTATGGTGGGAAACAATGCCGTAAATGCCCGAACCGCTGGTGAACCATCGGCGGTTATTCAAATTGAAGATACTAACGGTGGCTTTCTTACTGCTCGATTGACCACCGCGCAGCGAGATGCTATTCCATCCCCTGTTGCAGGACTATTGATCTGGAATACTACTACCTCTCAATTGGAGACCTATGGTGGGACCACATGGGGTGCCACTGGTGGTGGTGGGGGTGGGGGTGCAGTAGCATCGGTATTTGGCCGTACGGGCAATGTGGTAGCGGTTGCTGGAGATTATATAGGTGCCGAAATTACTGTCACACCTGTTGGTAATCTTACATCAACGGATGTTCAGGCTGCATTGGTGGAGTTGCAGTTAGATATTGATTCCCGAATATCGGTGGTGTATGCTACGGGGGTATCCCCTGCGGCTAATAATGCCACCGGCGCAATTGGTGTATCTCCTAAAGTTTCGAGACAAGACCACAAACATCCTGCACAAGGCGTATCTGCGGATGCAGGTCAACTTTTGACCGTAGGTACCGACGGTTTGCATATGGCAGGCCCTACCAATCTGATTTCCACTGATGCTGGTAATATAATTACATCTGGCGCTGATGGAAAATTGGTAGCATTAGCGTCGGTTGCAAATAATCGTGTCCATGCGGATAATACCACCGTTGCTCCAGCGACCGCTGGTCAGCCCACGGTGGGGGAAATCACTGCATTTGCCCTGACAGGTCCTTATACTGACGCTATCTTGTATTACACCGGCGATGATCTACCCGCGTCTGCTCCTACCTATGTATATCATGTGGATGTCTCTGGGACAGTCACCGAGCTTACCTCCCCTCATACGATTGCAACTAATCAAGATGTATTTGCGAATAGTGCAGCAATGGCAGCAGCAACCGGACAATTAATCGGTGATATTGCTTATGTGGTAGATGCATCTGGTGATGCTACAGTTACCGCTGGTGCTGCTATGTATGTATGGGACGGAACTGCATGGAAAAAGATTGCTGAATTTGAAAGTATGGACTTCGTCTTAGCCAGTGCGATTTCACCAGCAGCTACCGATGGTGTTGGTGCAGTGGGTGTAAGTAGCAATTTAGTACGAGAAGACCACAAACACCCTGCACAAGGGGTATCAGCAGATATTGGCAATAGTCTGACTATTGGCACTGATGGGCTACATTATGCAACAGCGCCAGTGAATGAGGTGATTGAGAGTCCAACCGCATTGAGTGGCCCAGTTCCTGCTGGGGTTCGTTGGGGGGTTGACAACATTTTAGGCCGTGCGTATTATTCGGACCGCACTAGTAACAAATGGCAACCACTGAATGCTGGCAATGATCGGGCATTCGCCAAAGATTCAGCAGTAGCTCCGGCCACCGCCGGTAATCCAACCCCTGCGGAAATTGCAGTGTTTAATGGACCAAATAATACTGACACCTTTATCTATTACACTGGTACGAATATTAACACTGACCCAATCACTCACGTATATTATTCAGACAATTCTGGGGTAGTAACTCTTATTCAGGAACCGGCACCTGCCGTTAATTGGATCGAGACTACAAATGCGGTATTGTCCTCTGTTCGGACCATATCATTGAATGGTTTTGATTTTAGTGTATTGAGTCCGGTTGCCAAAGCACTTGATATCAAGTCAACAGGCGCAATAACACTGGATGGTGGGACCTCGCAGCCTATTACAGTAGCAGGTAAAGGAATCTCCCTAACCACTAACGGGGTTGGCAATGATGTTAGTATCAGTAATGGTGATGGTGTTACAGGTGGTGCAATATCACTGATTGGTGCTAATTCTATTGCTATAGGATTTACTGCGCCAGCATCAGTTACATCGGCTTATACGATTACATTGCCCGCTGCTGGCCCCACTGCCACCGGTCAAGTTCTTATTGATACCGATGGTGCTGGCAAACTGGGGTGGTCCACACCGCCACAATCTCCTTCGGTGACAGTATTTAATGCTACCACAGATTGGGGGACAGTATCTGGCGGGGTATATTCCAATAAAATACTGGCCACCGCTCATGGGATCACGTCCCCATCAATTGTCCAAACGTATCAGAGTGATGGATTGGGAAATTACTTCTTGGTGACCGTGAATAAACTTACAATATTTGCTAACGGAGATGTTGAAATGCAAGTCATCTCTACCCCAGATGCTCGTTTTGCTGGGCGAATCGTAATTAGCTAACAACTTTGTTGGGGGATAGTAATATCCCCCTGTTTTCTCTTGAAAGGAGAATGAATTATGGCATATGATATTAAGGGTGACGTTACCGTTGCTCGTGGATTAACCGCTGGTAGTAACATTACAGCGGCTGGGTATGACATTAATATCCCAGTTACGGCTGCAACTACTGGCAATCCGTTCAATGTAGATTTATTTAACGGGCACAGATCGTTTGCCTTGGTGATAGATGGGAATTCTACGGGGAATGTCACGGTTAATAATCCTATAAACGTCGGGGGTGCAAAAAATATGACCCTTCGGCTGACGAACTTAGATACCGTGGCTAGAACATTCGTGCTATCCAGCGGGTATACGCGGGCGGATGGGTCTCCGGTTGCATCAATAACTTTAGTGGCAGGCGATACGCGGGTGCTCGATTTTACCCAAACTAAGACTTCACCTACTGTTGTATGGACAACTTCCGCTGATACAGGTCTGACCGCATCTGGTGGGTTGACCAAACATGGGTCTATTACTGCTGATGCTGATGCGGGAGAGGGAATCTATAATCTAAACGCCTCTGGTGGGGCATTTAATTTTACGCTCCCTACGGCCACAGGGACGCAGCGTCGATATATTTTTGTGGGGGAGACCGTATCCACCAATAACGTGACTCTTAAGGTGCAGGTGGGGGAATCGTTGAATGGAATCCTTGATGGGTCTTATACGGTGGTCTCCGATGGTGAAATGGTTCTGGCCATAGATACCGGTAATGGGAAGTGGGACCTTACGGTCTTAGGGGCCTCGTCACAGACCACCTTACACCGTACCCGTGCCCATCATACCGCTGCACAGTCGCTTCCTGCAGGCACATGGACTCCGATTGTTCTGGATACAATAGATTATGACATAGGTGGTATGGTTAGCGCAGGAAGTCATGTAACGATTAAGCGGACCGGTACCTATAGAGTTTCTAGTCAATACCAAAATGTAAATAATGCGGTAATACATCAAACTTCCATCATTAAAAATTCAGCATCAATTTCATATGCCGAAAGCACTGTTGGTAACGGTACAATCTCGCTAGTGGATAATAACACCTATGAGCTAGTGGCTGGGGATGTATTATCATTATCAGCGTATTGTAGTATTGCTAGTAATGTGGCATTTGCTGCTTTAGAAGTGATCCAGTTGCCTGACACTGAAACAGTTATGGCAGGAACCGTAGTCCCCACCCCATTGGGTAGCGTGAGTGGCAGACGCACTTCTGTGGTCAACGTAGCTGCAGGTGTTCCGCTGGTGATGGAAACGACGTCTGGATCACAAAATATCACAGAGGGTTTAACAACCACGGGTTTGGTAACATTGGTGGCCGGAAAGACCTATAAAATCGAAGCGGGTGTGCGATTGTTAACGACTGCAAGTAGTTACTCGTTGTGGAATGTACAAACCAGTGCGGGGGTTAAAATTGGTAGTCAGATCGCGTTAGAATCCACTAACGCGAATACTAATAATGCGTCTATGGCTTCCATGACCACGGTGTATACCCCTACTGCAAATGTGGATATTGGTATATATGTAGATGTTGCATCCCCGCTCGGTGACGCTGGACCTGGTACGTATTTGACGGTCACAGAGCTTCCTACGGCTAGTGTAGTTAACCCAGGGATGATAGTCCCAAAACCATTATCCCGTTTGCAGGTATCCACTACCGCCACTACGAATATTGGGGTTGGTAGCCATGTAGTGTGGAATGAAACATTACATGGTAATGGTAGCGGACTATCATTAGATGCAGGTGGTGCAATCCTCGGACTGACTGCCGGTAATACATATGAGTTAGAGGCAGTAATAGTTCACCCAGGGTTGGCAACAGGCGTTATTGATGTTCAGTTCTATGATATCCTCACCAATTCCCCGTTGGGGGAGATTTTCTCGTCTGCGTCTAATAATGACCCTGGGCCTCAGACCTCACCATTCTTTGGTAGAATCACCGTAACTCCTGTGGTCAACATGGCAGTAGTATTACAGCGGATAGGCGGGGCTATTGGTGACATTGGTGCATCATCATGGATGGCGGTCACTCAACTGAGTGAGTCAACCGTGGTAAGACCAGAAGATGCGGTAGTTACTCCAGCAATCATGGCTAAGATGTCAAACTCTGTTGCACAAACCCTTACGGGTAATAATGTTACACAACTAGTGTATGATGTGGTAGAATTTGACAATGCTGCTGTTGCCAGCACCACCACGAACGGGTTTACTATCCCACATGCGGGAGTTTATGAGATTACGTGTAATGTAGATGCCACGAATTCTGTCAACTCGGCCTCCTATACTGTGCAAATATTGGTTAATGCGGTTGCGGTAGCAACCCAGAAATATAGTTCCACCAATGCGCAGTTAGGGTCCGCATTCAACCTGTCAACTGGCCCACTGAACATGGCAGCAACAGATACGGTGGCTGTGACCTATAGAACCAACGAGGCTAATCCACGTGCAACACAAAATGGTGCTACTGCCAACTGGGTGGCCATTAAACAACTATCGGCTAATGTTGTCAACTAAGGGCAGTAATCAGTTATAGGATAAATACGGATAGAGGCCCAATTTGGTTGGGCCTCTATTTGTTCGTATATAGGGGATAAAATTCATGACATTACCATGGCTGGGGAAACACACCCCAATGAGTGCAGGCGCATATGACCGTGCAGCAAAATATTTGAATTGTGAAGCAGCAGCAGTAGAAGCGGTGTTTATGGCCGAATCTTCTGGCAGATTCTTCTTACGTGATGGGTCAGTGATTCGTCGGTTTGAACCACACAAAATGCCCAACGCGAAAACTAACTGGCGGGATAGCCTAAAGATTGCATCTGGTCGTAGAGAGGCGATGTTCCGTGCAGCATTCGCAAAGTCTCCTGATGCTGCACTACGAGCAACATCGTTTGGTGGCCCGCAGATTATGGGGTTCAATGCTAAAGATGCCGGATATGACTCGGCCAGATCAATGGTCGTTGCCATGGCCAACACTGGTGATGCTCACCTAGATGCGTTTGTGACTCTGTTGAAGACATGGAAACTGGACACCTATCTGCGGGCTAAGGATTGGTTAACATTTGCCGAACGGTATAATGGTACCGGTCAGGCACCTGCATACGCACGTATCATCCGTGGAAATTATGGGGCTAAAGCACATATTGCCGAACAAACCCATCGTAGGTCAACGGGACGACGAACCCCCATCGTATTGCGTAAAGGTAATCGTGGCGCTGCGGTTAGGCAATTGCAGGACTTATTGGTGAAGCAGGGGTCCCGTATCACCGTTGATGGAGATTTCGGTAATGGCACATTTAATGCAGTTCGTAGATTCCAAACCAAACGGGGATTAACCCCAGATGGTGTGGTAGGGGCTATGACATGGACTAAACTAACTAATACCCCACCCACCAAATGATCAATCTCTCCTACTAGTGAAACTATCTAAATACTGGTAGGAGAATATCAACGGTATGCCAAATCCATTTTTTACGAGTCATGGTTATGACGGACAGATTCATAGACCAGATAACCTAAAAGTTACCAAGTCCGCATTAAAATTCGGCCCTTTAACTGTGGGGCGGGGTAATACAGTGCCCCCGATGGATTATGGCAGACCTGGTGATCTAATACTGATCGATAATACTGACGTCCCTAGCACCATCCTACAGAATAGACAATTGCCTGTTTCTGTAGGGTTATGGATGAAACTCCCACTGAGTGCCCCAGTGGCACCAGCAGGTAATACCATTGCTGGATACCCCTATGGAACGGCAACAGCGGGGGACGTATTACTGATCAACGGCCAGTCAGTGACCCTGAGTGCCCCATATACGCCAGCACAGGTCGCTACTGACATTAATGCGGTAGGTATCCCCAATATCGTAGCACAGGCCGTGGCAGACGTTCTGGTGATCTCTCATGCCACTGGTGGGGCCATCACGGTCACTGATAGTGTTGGCACCGCAACAGTTACCCTTGGTATATATTCACAGGAATCATTATCCCAACTGGCCTATTTGGGAACCCCAGCTAATGGGGTATGGATGCCCGTTGGGTATGTGGCAGGGTCAGGCACCACATCAAGTCCTGCTGCTGCTCAATATCTAACTCTCATTGCTGATGCAGGACTCCCAAATGCCCGAGTATTCACTGCTGGCACTGCCGTAACAATCACCGATGGTGGTAATACCCTTACTGTTGATCATGATATCATCGGGGTGGGTGGGTTATCTGATCCATTGGTTGGCACTGATAGCCTATTGGTGTATAATCAAAGTTCTACATCGATTGAACGAGCCACAGTATCTGACGTAGTAGCGGCAGCGGGCGGAGTGGCCGCTACTGTGGCGAATCAACAACGAAATGTCCTATTGGGGACTGCTGGGTCATACAACATCGGTGCAATACTCCCAGCGGGTGCATTTGTCAGAGCTATATCGTTGGAGATCACATCCGCCTATTCCGTAGGGACCCTGATTGATATTGGCGATGCGGGATTGGTTGATCGATTGATGACTAATGTAGCCAATGATCCACTGGCGATAAATACTTATACGACAGTTGCCAATGTTTCATATATTGCCGCAACACAAATTATTGCAACAATTACGGGCGCTCCTACAGCGGGCGCTGCACGAGTGATCGTGGATTATATTATACCTTAATGGAGATGAGCAACAATGGCAAATAGGAAAGATTATACTCTCGTCGGTGTGGGGAGTTCGTTACAATACGGAAAAGTCGGTGGGTCGGTCGTATGGAATGTGGATCATTTTGAATCAACATCTGATGGGGTAATCCTTGCCCAGATGCGGGTCCCCACGACTCCGGTCAACAATAATGATGCGGCTTCCAAAATCTATGTGGATAGCCTTGCATCCGGTGTGGATGCTAAAAACTCAGTTCGGGTAGGAACCACGGTTGCTGGGACATTAGCCACCTCATTTGCTGCTGGTTCCACAATCGATGGCATCGTATTGGCCGTTGGTGATCGCATTCTGATCAAAAACCAAGCTACTGCAAGTGAGAACGGTATCTATGATGTTACTGCTGGCACACCCACCAGATCACTAGATGCGGATACTGGTGCTGAACTCAATGGTGGGTCATTCGTATTCATAGAAGAGGGAACATCCCTTGCTGATACCGGATGGGTAGTGACCTCGGATGGTGTCATTACGATTGGCACCAGTCCTATTAATTGGGTTCAATTCTCTGCTGCTGGTGTGATTTCAGCAGGTGTTGGGTTGTCCATGGTTGGCACTGTTATGAATAGCAATGTTGGTGCCTCAACAATTTCGGTTAACGGGACTAACAACCTGATAGTCAATAGCTCAGCAACGGGTGGGCAAACGCTTATTTCTGCTGGTGTCGTAGGAACAGAGGCTACGTGGGGGGCATTAGACCTTGCTAATGTCAATTCCATTACTGGTCTGCTACCAAAGCTAAATGGTGGTCTGAATACTAATATCACTGCATTCGCCAATGGTTCCATGATCGTTGCTGATAACACCAATAATAAGGTCAATGAGTTGGCTATTGGGACAAACGGTAATGCCATGGTGGTTACGGCTGGGCTGCCCGTATGGGGTCAGATCAATCTCGCTGATGGCACTAACTCGGTCACCGGCATCCTAAATGAAGTGAATGGCGGCACCGGACTGGGGGTATACACACGCGGTGATATCCTTGTATCCAATCTGGCCAACTCATTAGCCGCATTGCCATTAGGTACTGCTGGTCAGGTGTTACAGTCAGATGGCACCGATGCTATTTGGGGCGCACCATTACCCCCGAGTGGGTCAGTGGTTACTGTCTCTGGTCCTGTTACCTTTAACGGTGGTGCAGTCCAGACTATTGGGTCTGTTCCGGCTGGTGGGATTGTAATTAAAGTATCAATCGATGTTACCACGATTTGGAGTTCGCCAGAAACCATTGCCATTGGTGATGCTGGTCTATCGTCTCAATTGATGGTAGATACGGCTAATGACCCTGAATTGGCCTTTATATATAGCACTGATGTCCATCATACATATGCCGCCGCTACTCCGGTGATTGCTACCGTATCATCGGCGAATGCTCCAGCATCAGGCGCGGCAACGGTAATTGTCCAGTATATCCAGCCATAAATCTAAATATCGGCGAGGGGCTGTGGCCCCTCACTATTGCATTCCTGACGATATTAAATATCGACATACAAACCCAATGACAGGATTAGCGCATGGCATCAGTATATGAATTGCGAGGGACCAGTTTTAATTCGTTCTTCGTGGGCAAAAAAGGCCCCACTATATCTAAAACCAATGTTCGGGATATATCTATTAGGGCAGTATCATCAACCACGTTAGGTGGTGGTAGCGTCAATCTGATTGCTGCTAGTGGTGCCACTACAGGCGGAAGTATTAATCTAACCGCCGGAACCCATACGGGCGCTGGAGCGATTGGGGGGATTGCAATTCTTCCATCTGGCACCGGTGTGGGGGAGACCACAGACCTCCGATTTACTGAGTTGGCCGCTAATGGGACCAATTATGTAGGTCTTAAAGCACCGGATGCGGTAGCGGCCAATCAGATATGGACACTACCTGTGGCCGATGGTGGGGATGGAGATGTTCTTACCACTAATGGAGTTGGAGTCACCTCTTGGTCCAGCCCATCAGTGTTTGAGGCATATTCTGGGGTGGCACAGATTCTCAATGCTACTGCTAAAGTGATTAACATATCCACTGCCCGTTTTGTCAATGCTGATTTCACCATTGGGGGCACCGGAGTGGTCACGGTTAATCGAGCAGGGTTATACGCGATTACCTATACGGTATCTGCTGATAGTAGTAATAATAGCCGGACTGGTGGATTTCATCAGTTGTTTGTCAATGGTGGTGCATATGCATCATCTGCAGCTTATTCATACCATCGAACAGTTGCGGTTGGTGAAAACACTGCTGGGCGCACCGTCTTGGCACAACTGGCTGTAGGCGATACTGTTGAGATTAGATCGACGAGGATAGCAGGCACTGGCTTGACTACGATTGCAAATGAATCAAGTATATTATTTGAGCGGAAGGGTCCATAATGGCTACTATAACGTTAGATACAGTGGTTACCACAACCATTACTGAACTGATCGATACCACCAATAGCGCGGTTGTGTTTACCCATCCAGTAGTCGGGTATATATTGTCCGATTTCTGGACTATCGAAGATTTACAGACGGCTGCATCATTGCAGGCCGCAATGACCGCAGGTAACGTGGTGGTCAAGCGTGATGGGGTGATCATTAAATCATTGGGCCAAATTCCAGAAACCCCTTCTCCGATGATTGAGACCCTTGCGACCACCGCAACCATTTTACCAACGACAGATGTTGTTGTATTCACAGGGATTGCTGCACAGACTCTAACCCTTCCTACGCCCGCAGGACATGACGGTAAAATTATCAAGATTAAGCAAGCATCGGCTAATGATGTGCTCTTAACTACTGCAACGGGCACTATTGATGGGTATACCAGTGTTAATCTCATAGGTAATACCTTAACAACACTATCGGTAATGTCAGATGGTACCGATTGGAGGGCTATATAACATGGCATTTTCTGGATATTCCCAATTGACCCCAACGACTGCCCAATTCCCACAAATTCCGTCGTCGTTTCCCCCACCATATATCACGTCCTCATCCCCAACGGTAGTTCCTCCGAATTCGACTGTTGATATTACAATCAATGGCGGTCTGTTTACTCCATCTATGACAGTGATTGTGGGGGGGTCAACTGTGAACTCTATGACAGTGGTCAATGTCAATCAGGTGATTGTAAACATAACGTCAGGAGCGGTTCAGGCATTTTTTGACATTACAGTTACCAATGCGGGTGGCACTGTGGTTTCCACTGGGGCATTACAGATTTTCGCCACTCCTTGGGTGGACCTACGACTGGGTGGTGCGGTATTGACTATTGGTAATGCGGCTGGTAGCAATATCCGTCATCATGCTTCTATGACTGCTACCCGTGATGCCGCCGGATTATTTTTCACCGGACTAGCACCATGGTCCTCATGGGTAAAATTTGAATCAATGCAGTGGGTCCGTGGCACCAATAGAACGCTTCAGTGGGTCTATTCCCGACCTACGGCTAATATGATGATTGGTATAGCATCCACTGCTACGAATGAAGCGTCTGCTGCACAATATGCACAATTTGAACTATCGGTGTATTATGCATCAACAACTTCCCTGTGGGGGCTATATGGGAATAACGGGACCGTGGGGACCGCAGGCAATAATGCACAGACTGTTACCATTGGAGCAGGTACCTACAAAAGTATATACACCAGTGATGGTGGGGCAGGCGGGACCGTAACCACGTATCTGCTTCCATCTGCATTACCTGCAGATTGGGATAACATTTCTAATCCCATCTCCACCATTCCTGTTGCTGGATCGCTGAATCCTGCACAACCAAATATTATGCCTGGTATTATTCCACAAAATGGAGGCACCCAAAGATTTATAGCGGTGTATGTGAACTAAATGAGTGATAAAGAAGAAGAACTAGATTACCATGATCGCAAAAAACTGGATGGGGTGGCCCGATTAGGTATCAGTGAGTTGACACAATTTATTGTTGACAACGGTATGACTATATCCCCCATTCAATTGGCAGAGTTGCAGCGATATGCAATTGTGGGCGGATACCCAGGAAAGCTATTCCGACATAACGGAAACACTGTGCAGTATCTCACATCTACTTACGAGCCTATCCCATTCCCAACCATTGTTCGGGAGGATTTGGAATATTCATATGATAGCAAAACTCGTGGCATCACGATTGATAGGGATGGGTGGTATTCCATACGGGCAAATATTTCTGTGGGAATTACATCCAATGCTCGACAAATTTCAGAATACGCAATCTTTCTAAATGGAAAGGAATTGGCGGGGTCATGCGCGTTTGGTTATCACAGACTTCGTTCAGCGGGTAATACCACCACGCCGCTCCAATACCTGTTAGAGGTGTCTAAGGGGGACACGGTTGATATTCGGGCCAAAGAGTTGACCCGTCGTGACCAAAAAACAATTGCTGGATCATGTAATGTGATGATAGAGAGGGCATAGTAATGCAATATTTTCGTGTAGCGGATAACAAAATCATATCGGGTCCCGTTGATCTACCGACTACGTGGACAAATCCCCTGAATGGGATGCTGTATGATATGACCACATTAACCCCGACTGAACTCATTGATCTGGGCTGGTATCAGATGGTTCCAGATACTACAGTCATTCGTGCAGGATATGATACTATTGACAGTCAGACATATACGATCAATGGGACCGTGGTAGATGAGACTATCATATTACATCCATTGATACTTTCAGATGTTATTGCTCATAAGGTCATGATTATTAAAGAATTCCACGATACTTACCTACTTGGGACCTTTGCATGGAATAATCATCAATGGTATGGTGATGACGGGGCGAGACAAAACATCACAGGCGTGACAAGTGCTATTGTCAACGGGCTACCAATACCTACGGGGTTTACATGGAATGATGCAGCCAACACCCCAGTGGTTATGACACCCGCTGACCTGGTTGCATTAGGTGGCACGATGCTTACGTGGGTTAACACGTGTTTTCAGACAAAATTATATCACATTGGTCAAATATCATCACTGACCGATCAAAATCTGATTATTACATACGATCACACCCTCGGGTGGCCAACTTAAAATATTAATATACCCACCGCAGTTATGCGGTGGGGTGATATACCTGATGTTGTGTAAATTGGCATAAATACTATTATAGAATTATTGTAAGGTATTGTGCTGATGTTCATAAAATTGCTCACCCTGTTTGTGGACTACGCCAAAAGTACCCCTCTTCATCGAATGGTGATGCAGGCGTTTGTGTTCACCTTCGTTATTACATGGGCCGGAATATTAGCGGTCCTAGTAACCAACTTCAGCACCCTATCGGATATCTATCAACGAAGTGTGGCTACTACTGACATACAGGTAGAGGCATCACTAACCCGTTCTGTGCAGACCAACAAGATACTAGAGGAGCGCCGCATTTCGTTTGGGGTGGATCGACTGTATGTGAGTAAATTTCATAATGGGAAAGTGGATATCAATGGGGTGCACTTCATTTATTTTTCACGAATAGCTGAAAGTGTGACTGCAGGCATTAGCGGGGAACTGGTTAATACCCAAAGCATCCCATTGAGTATATTCCCCAAGATGGTGGCTGCACTGTCAATGGATCATTGCTACTATGTAAATGATGTAAATGATTCGATTGAAAACTCGCAGTATCTATCCACTATGGGCGTGGGGTCTATGATGATTTGTCCGATTTATACCCCTACCCATCAGTTAGTGGGTATCATTGGAGCAGAGGGGGTTGTTAATCAAATTACCCCTGCTGCTGCGGATGGACTAGAGCCACAATTAACCAATCTGGCCAGTGTTATGGGCGTATTGATTACCACCCAATGATTAGGGTAACAAAAAAACCAATGGAAGAATGAAATATCCTATGGCAGCTAAGAGCAGCACTATTCCAGATATGGTCAACGGTGATAGAGTTTTGTGCATAGCGGTTTTAGAAATGGGGTTTGTGCCATCCCATGCCCTCGTGAACAGCTTCTTCAACCCTAGCCGCATTCCGATGATTAGAAACCCAGATACCCCACCAAGGCGCAGATGATAGAAAAAACGCTCATCTGCTTCTTGCTGAGTCAGCGTTAGTCCATTTGGCATACGCCCGTGACGAGAATACATAAAGTCATGTATGAGGGCAGGTTGCTTCCACATCTCATACATTCCTAATGCCAAGGGGACTCCCGTGGGTCCGTCCCATTCAAATCCCTCAGGTATAATAATACGTTGGGTTTTATACCAAAAGGGATAGTCTCGTAATAATTTGTATCGTCGGTTGCCTGGGTCTGCACTATTACCGGACATTAATTCATAATCCACTTTTTCTATAAGCATGATGTAATACCCCTTTAGCTTGCATTAGTATTTAGGTCACGCGGGCGGGGTTGGTGGACTGGCCCATTGGTGATCCCCCCGATACTCATGATATTGATAAATACCCATAGTGGGGAACCACATCCAGTGTATAGGTATTGTTTATGTTTTTCTCAGCCAAATTATTAGCATTTCTACCCTTCGGAAATTTCCTTCGTGGGCCGTTGGGCAAATTGGTAATGGTTGCAACTTTGGTGTTGATCTTATATGGGGGATTTCAATATTGGTTATCGCACCATGACCAGTCCATTCGTGATCAATTGTTGGCAGAATACAACCAACAACAATCCGATCTCACCCATCAACTACAAGCAGCATACGATGCTAGACTTGCAGATGTCACGCAGGCCCAGAATGCCAGAATTGCCGAATTGAACAAGAATATTGCGGACATTAGGAATCAGCGAATTGCACTTATTGACCAATTGCGTAGCACGAACCTGACAGGGGGAGATTCTTCAGAAGTCCTTCGGGGGGCCATTCAGTTACTAACCGATCAGAGGGTGGGGCATTGATGAAACGTATACTCGCACTTTTATGGATATCCGGTTGCACTACGGCTTCCCCGAATCTTATTGTAACAAAACCGACTGTGTTTATGCCCGATTCTCAATTATTCAACTGTCCAACAGTTGATCAAATGCCAGACGTGGCTACCCTAACCGATGCTACGGTGGCCGAACTATTAATCACATTGGACTCTTATAATCATATATGTGCCCAATCTCTATCAGCGGTGTATCAGCAATTGATAGACGCCCAACTCCGATTGGAAACTCCAGCATGATACTTTATACAAATAAATCACCGGTAACCGGTACCATTATCATCTCGATTATCGGGTGTGTGATTTTATTTGTAATAGCAGCATTGGCAGGGGTCACCATGTATAATGAGATTATGTCTATATATTTGTCTAATTATCAAACCCTATCAGATGCCGGAATTAGTGATTTGGTAACCGCTCCCAAAGTGGTCAGTGATAGAGTGCTATGGATCATGATTATGTTCCCAATCCTATGGATGGGGGTATTCTACTCACTCGTGGGATCAGTTGCTATTAAGGTTTACAAAATAACTCACCCGTTAGAGTAATTTATACACCATCACATTACTGGGTGCGTCTACATAACCCAATCCTGATGTTACCAGATGGGTTCGGAGCAATGCACTTAAATCGGTAGCAGCTACCTGTTGTTCTGTAACCACAGTATATTCATAAAATACACTATTGGTTCCGCCGAAATCCGATTCGGGGATGTCCCCCCCATTACCCAGATTGATAAAGGTGGTATTCGGGCGCACAGTAGGAATCTGTGAGGTAAAGAATGCGTCAATCGCGGTGACCGTTAGTTGACTAACTGCCCCTGGGGTTACGGTAGTTCGTATCATATACACGGATACGCGGTTTTCAACCCCCTGAGTGGCCCAGGATATCCTCCACAGCCCCGAATCGCCGTCACGGGTCACTGAGTAGCCTGCGTTGACGAATGCGTCTCTGTAGGCGATCTGTAGTGCTGTAAGGGTGGTCGAGGTTTGGGGATCATCCAATGGGTTGCCAACGATTCGGGCGTCATAGACCATTTCGTATAAATCACGATTAGCGGTATTACGGATTCGACGCTCTGTCAGATCAACCTCTTGCTGGAGTTTGGCATCCTGATGAACCGTGATAGCGGTTGTGGTGTAATTATGAGCATTCGGGGCAGTTAAAACCATGTTAATATCTCCTACCCCTATTTAGGTCACACCGTGGCATAGAACGCGGCCTCATCCAGTCGATCCTTGAATACACTTTCCGTTAGTGACATCATATTGAGTTTTATCCCACCCTCGATTAATGCTCTGTGAACATCTGATGATATGATGTTGGTATTATCGCTGGGGTGATTCCAATACACCTTATCAATTATGTTATTATTGCTACGAATTTTTCCAGATGAATCGACTGAGGCTGAAACCATTCCAGTGTTTATCAGATATGGTCCAGCAGCACGGAATTGCTTCCCTTTAGAATACCACCGATATTGACTGGTGTTGAACGAAAATCCAGTTCTGTCCCCATGGTGGTGATATGTTTTATAATTACACAGTGTGATTGAGGCTGGTCCACGCTCTCTATGAAACCCAATGGGATCATTCGCAGTGTTGGACACATCCAGCCACATGAGTTTCAATTGAATCGCCACGAATGAGAATTGTTTACCCGCTTCGGTTTCTGATATTGATCCATGAAGATTGTAATCTTCATCAAGATTTACTTTATAATCGGTGCATGAGATCAAGTCTGGGATTCCTAATGAATCCTTGAACCCTTCCATTACCTCAGGGTCAAAACTATCCTTATGGACTGTGATGGTGGACCTAGGTGATTGGGCCAATTTATCACTAGTCAAAAACAATAACAAAAATTTGTCCGTGGACGAATATTCTAATAATGTGTGTTTCATTTGGGTATACTATCAGATCAATGTAGGTTCGTCAACAATTAACTGCAGCAAATGCAAACTCATCCATTTGATCTCCAAAATATCGATTCGATAATGGGTTGGTAGGGCCATCCATTGCTCCTGCATGTGCGGCCTGTTCATCACTATCCCACTCTGTATGAATTTTATGAAATCGCATACCATTGTAATTCCCGTCTTTATGAAACTCTTGATATGATTCAATACCAACCGTGTGTGGACCATTACTCCGATATAAGCGGCCCTCTTCGGCCCATTTAGCACCCACATAGTCTGACCGCAGTGCTGGATGACCACCTTTCCGGTGTAGTCCATCAGAAGAATACCATTTTTTAAGATTTTGGATATACAATATGGCTGGTTTCCCATCGGTGCGATGGGGAGTGATGCCATAAGTGGTGTAATTGCCTGCCGCTGATAATGATGTGTCATCAGTGGCAATGGTTATAGCATTATGTGGAGCATACGATTCGGAAATATTGTCAAACCCTTTTTCTATTATCTCTAGTTCCTTCACCCACACGATGACCATATTAACCGCTGATTGGGCCGGTGCTAATGATGGTGCCACTGGTCTGCTAGGGGTTCCAATAGATTTAGGCTTTGATAAATGTAGCATGGCGGGTAGTCCATCAATCTCGGTGTGTGTCCACTCATCAATGTGTAATTCAAACCCCTGCTTATTTGATCGCATAGGAAATGTAATATTTGCCATATCACCGCTATTATATGTGGCGGTTTCATGTATGATAAATGGGAGGGTGGATCGAACGGTATCGATCCATTCTTTATTGTTGATCATTTGTTATCTTTGCCACTTCTTGGAGGGTGAACACTAGTTCTTGGTTGTTGATAAAAAATGGCCCATCCCATATGTTCCAATTGGGGAATAGGTCATCACGCATATTGTCGTTATTAGCTGCACTTACTGGTCCATCTGCGGTTAGCCAGTTCGCATATATCAGGCGTCCGCATTTGTGATGATCAAATACCCCCTGTGTGTAATGACGATTATATCCAGCAAATTTAAGACTAGTGGGCCGAAATGTGGTGGCTTCTGAATCTTCCATCCAATTCACAACAACTTGGCCAACTTCCATAGCTGGGAAATCTTCATAATCATCCAGTAGTAGATGGGAATCAATACTGTGGTATATACGAACCCCATTGGTATATTCTGCCGAATACGGAAGTGGGTAGTTTGCCTCAACCCCCATGGTGAACCAATAGGCGGTTAATGAATCCCATTCCTCCACGTCCCAATGACTGCCTACCTCATCTAGGGTTCGTGGGTGGATATTGGTGGTTCTCTGCCCAGTGATAACAACTTCTGCTGGACCAGTAGTGCGATGCTTCAGTCCATTCAGGTAATAAGTCAACCGTGTGGTATAAACATCCGTGGAGGTTTCAATTACCGAGACCATGGCTGGGCCATCAACCCGATGGAGTTTATCCCCCAATACCCAGTATTGATGCCACTCAGTCGGGGATATGGTTATGAGGAATGATACGATGGTTGACTGAAATTCGGGATGATCCAAGTAGATGCACTGATCATTCGATTTCAACCCTTGTATGAGACCCATGTCGGATTCATCCAATCGGATGACAATCCCATCTGATCCCATAGTGATGTTGTGCCAATTTAAGGCTGATTTGATATCTTCTAGTGTTTCCATGCACCATATGTATAATGGGGCATTAACTAGGTCAACCAGATTAAGAAGATTCTTTTTCAGATTCTTTTTCATCCATGGCTGCATCAACCAACATCATCTCGATCATCCCACGAAGAAGTTTGCGATTGCCCATGTAATGACGATGGGTCACTGCAGCGATTCCATTCTTGCGGAATACCTTTTCAATTTCCATCATGCAGGAATTGGTAAGTGAGTCTACGTCTTTAGTGATCATGTATAATTCCCTCCATTTGATTACACCTTAATGGAGGGAATACTGTTTGTCAAGAATTATATTATAGCTGATCGTAGCAGGGCTTTACCCCTCAGTTCACAATGTAGTAGCACCGTGAACGAACTATCTCTAACCACATCATCCAATTATGGTGCTACTAGACCATAATCACAAGGAGAGTCCTTACGGTTATCTCGTAGTTAGCGTTTTCCAATTAAACTAACGATCAACATCTATATAGGTATGTTGGGGTGTTATGGCAATAGCCATTTGTCAATAATATAATCCAGCACCGCAAAAATACCAATGCGATGACTATCCACCCTATGAATTTGACCATCATCAATAGGGGTCACGCAATCAACCATGCCCCGAACCAAAAGTTTACAACCCTGATTGTCATGTCCAATGTTACACTTGATGAAAGCATAGCTCCGGTGAACCACACCATCAATAATTACAGGCCAATAGAAATAATATTGGTCATGCACGATCCTCCTCAGTATGTGTCACACCGCCCAAATTCATGCGGTTATAATATTCACTATCTTCGGGAATAAATCCGTCTAGTGTATTTCGTAGCTGGCGATTAAGGTTGGTCAAATTATTGATCTGATCGATATTTGCGTTGATCTCGGTCATGATGATATCATACGGAGGGGTTTCGAAATCCCATATAATATCTACCACGGCACTATCATCACATTTGGCCAACAAGGAGGCTACCATACTACACATGAGGTCTTGGTGGTGGTACGCAAATTCTGCCCCATTGGCGGGGAATGCCAGAAAATCCCACATATAATGTTCACATGTCCGATCATCCAGAACTTTTAAAAATTTTACCCATTTATATTGTATTGCATAATCACTCATTGCCGGAGTTACCTGTCTTCAATGTTTTTCTCATAGACCGATTCATCTTAAGTAGTCCTTTACATCGTTTAATATTTTGGTCCAATACGGTTTGGATGTAATCATCCGGAGGGGTTTCAAATTTCCATGTCATTTTACGAAACCCTCCGTAGGATTGCATATCATCGGCCATTTCTGGTAGCAGCCGATCTCTAACAGACGAATCAGTGGGAAGATAAAGGTATTCCCAGTTCCAATGACTAGTTCCCGTGGGCCAATGGGCAATCCATTCGACCCATTTGAATTCATAATCCGGCATAGTGATCTCCTACAGATGGGTGTCCAGTCCGGTCTCTTGGGTGAACACTTCGGTCAGCATGTCCCAATATAGCCCAGTATGGACATCATCGGAAATATTACAATTTTTGGAATTCATGAACAAAAAGGTCATCGTGTAGGTGTCATCCGATTCCAATACAATACGGACAGCAAATGCATTATTCGTTGGGCGACAAATCCCGCGCTGCTTCAATCGGAAGCTCAGGCTGTTATCGGTGAAGCTCAGACTGGATGCCCCTGTCATGGAGACAAATCGATTGCCCCCCAATTGAGAAAGAATGGTGTCAGCAATCGTTGAATCAGTCATGATAGTCTCCATTTAGATCAGTTTCCCTCTTATACCACAATGCGTGTTGATTTGTCAAGACCTCATTGAGACAATTGTTTCATCCGAGCTTCGCATTCCGCCGTCCAATCTGCCTGTAGCCGAAATAATTCAGGAGCTACCGCCCCCATTGTTAACTCGATCTCGGTGTTACATTCTGGATATATTGAAGTGTGCACTAGCGTAGCTGTCCCAGTATTGGTGATTGTTATGGATTGAGGTGCATGTGAAAATATCAACACCCCCACACCTATCATCATCGCTGATAGCACACCGATGATTAATACATTGAACCAATCAATCCGGCCATGGCTGTTACTCATTTTATTATCCTTGTCCTTTTAGGGTATCTATCTATGCTCCGTTCCACAAGAGGAAAAATCAAACATGTGATCACCCACTGCAGCTTCGTGTGGTCCCAAGACTGGGTATGCTACGGTAAACGGGGTCCCATTGGTCAACACCTCTGGAAACATATTCGTAATTTCTTCATACTGGGAATCACCAAGATTCGCCAGCATCTCACTATGTGGATAAAAACTCTCAGATAATGCACCATTGGCCTCCAATATCTCATGTTGGTCAAATAATAGATGAAAATATTCCACGACCCCCATAGAGGTATCCCGGTAAATGGTATCTCCGTTGATTAAGTCTTTGGCAGCAACCAGCGCGCTGGTGATTCCAAAGAGGACTTCAATTGATGGATCATTCATTACCATGCGATGGGCCGGTGACACATGGAGATCATTAGTAACCCCGAGGGTCCCCTTGCAGATTTTAATAGGTGCGAATTCCCCTACAGCGGGAAACTCTCGGTTATAAATCCATTTCACCGCCTGAAACCCATGGAATTCGGTGTATACCAAGTCACCCACTTTCAAATTTTCCACTAACACTTGTCCTAGCTGGGTGCGAATATATGTCCCCTTGGTGAAGCAGGGTGGGGAATCTTCATGATCTTCATGATCTTCATGGTGGTGGTCACTCATGCTAGTTCATCCTTTATATATTCCAATAGGGTCCGATTGCCCATCATGGTTTTGGTTTTCCTTCTGGGATACTTATCCATAATCGGTTTCCATATATCCGCCGGTCGGAAGTATCCCGATGGGGTCCGTGTGGGGGAATGAGCAGATATCAGATTGCGATTGTCTAATACCTGACATAGATCATAAGAACCACCCCGTGGTCGGAATTCGTGTAACTTATTCCAACTAATAGAACCAACTCGGTATCGATTCTGCGTATCTTGAAGATACACTTTACACCGGCGGGTGGTGTAAAGTGATTTATCTTTGCCAGTTGCAGTCAATTGCAGCCAGTAGCCCCTCTGAAACATGTCATCAACCGTAGTCGATAATGGACCAAAAATGATATTAGGATACAGCACATAAGTGTTAGGAACTGACCGTTGCATAATAGTGGTGCAGTGTTGGTTATGTGTCACCAATATATCACTACCATATTTTATAGGGGCATCCATAATAGATTACCCGTTTAGGATGGCTGCAATGGTCTCGGGGGTCTCACCGGAATTTTCAAGGGTATCAGCGATGTCTGCAAGGATGGCATCCGCAGCCGCTTTTGCTTTGAGATAATCCTCAACTTTTTCCTTGACCACTTTTTTCAAAGCGTTTTGTTTATTTTTGTTAATCTCGCCAGTGATTTGGGCAAGCATGGATGGTTTACGTTCTTCTGACATTTGAATGTTCCTTGTTTAGTTGATACTGTGACAATACTTATCTCACCAGCATATTTTAGTCAATAGCTGAATTCAATCATTATGTAGAAAATCTAGGGTCTCGTTGGCAAGGTCTACATTTCCCGCATCTGGATACCCCATGAATAGTTGGAGTGTGTAAGGTCACTGGTTCCTCACATACCCAGCAGGAATCAACAAATGGCCGATTATATTGTCCTTCATATTTCTCTAGCCGTTTCAATATATGGGACTTTGTCATCCCGCTGAATGGAAATAGTAAAGGGGGGACTGGTGTGTCAATGTTTATCACCGCTGACAGGCCATTCCACATATTCCATATTTCATTACGATAGGTCAATGCAGTATCCCCACGGACATATCCTATATGGACCGAAACTTCATCATATGCAGACACAGCGACTTGTGATAGCATGGCTGCATACATCATCCACCAATATGGTTGGATCAATCCCCGTTCAACGGATACATCGGGATAATCTTTAATTTGATAAACGTCATGGGTCCATTTCATTTTTGACTGGTCAGTCCATATGTCCGATTCGGTGATAGACTCAATATGCTTGTCAATTGCTGAGTGTTCACATTTTGCCTTAGTCCCATTTCCGCTCACATTGATATACATCGTGTAAATATGATCGACCTTTGCAGCAATGAGGTGTTGTAGAAGCAACGCGGTGCTATCCATGCCCCCACTCCATGGCAAGATTAATGCTTTAGTAGGAGATGTGGTATCATCGGTCATGGGGCATCCTATATAGGTCAATATCACAACACCCATATATCGGACTAGTATGGCGTGTCAACACTATCATTAATGAATTTTATAATGTCATCTTCGTATGACATTATCATCCCATTAGGTGACACGAAGGTCACATCTCATAGTAATGTAGAATCTAATACAGTGTCTTCCACGGAGCTACCAGAACGAATCTGTTGCATTGCACGGGCACAATAATCGTTCATTCTGCTCATGCCATCGATAACCGATTTGGCAGCATGAAGATGCCCAACCGTCAATGGTAGGTTTGTTGGTAGATTCCCAACTGCTAGAATAGAATTATCCTCATATCCGGCCTGTTCCCAATCTGTATAATGATCAGCAAATGGTTTCAGAACCTCTTCCAACCGCTTCACCTGAGCCTTTAATAGTGCCACCTTGGCTGACAATGGGTGACTAACCGTGTTCTTCATCTTGATCCCTTCTCGGTGATCTGTGTGATTTTGGTTGCACTGGTAAGATTCGAACTTACGATCTCACAATTATCAGTTGTGCGCTTTGGACCTACTAAGCTACAGTGCAAAAGTATTTTGTGAACCTTCTGAGAGTTGAACTCAGGACCTGATGATTAAAAGTCATCTGCTCTAACCGACTGAGCTAAAGGTTCACAAAATACTCTTCAATATTCAG